CTCATTCGAGTCCATGCTCGACGAAGCGGAGTACCGCGCGTGATCTCAACCCCAAGGGAGTACCCGCTGCTGAATCTGTTTCAGCAGCGGAGGGATGACGAGCTGGAGGAGTTTGTCCGCGCGCATATGAAAGCGTGCGGCATGGCACCGCCCCTCTCGCGTCCATCACGGGAGCTCTCGACCCGCGACGCTGGCGTGATTGCCTTTCTCGGGCTCGCGCGTCTGCTCAAGACCAGCGCGCTGTTCGCGCCGATGGGAACCGATGTCAGCGACCCCCGCTGGCAAGCAAACGTTGTCGCGGCGGTAGCTGACCAATACGATCCGATCGCGGGTCATCTGCCGCCGTGCGGCAAGAACATCACTGGCGTGCTCGACGAGGCGCTCGTCAAGGCGGGCGTCAACGGTGAGGGCGAGATTTTTGTTTCGTACGCTCACGCAGGATTCCCCGTCGTGACGTTCTGCGAAAACCCGCACGCGATCCTCCATCACGCTGTGAGGGGGCTTGGTGGTGTCCGCGACGAAACGCCGCTCACGATGCGCGAGCGGATTACGAGGAGTATGATCGACTTCGTCAGCGAGTACGCTGATGTCAACTCGTAAACATGCGGTACGGAGAGCTAAAGCAATACGTGCTGGCGCACATCAAGAGCGCCGGTAAGCACCGCATCGCTTGCCCAGCCTGCGAGGAATCGGGTAAGCGAGACGTAAAAAAGTCGCTCGGCATCAACATGGATGCCGGGTTTTTTCACTGCTTCCGCTGCGGCGTCAGCGGCAAGCTGCGTGATACCCCAACCGATCTGATCGAAGAGGAGGAAACGCAAAGCCCGCAACCAAGCTGGTTTGTACCCGTTGGGTACGGGCCAGGAGCGAGCGCAGAGAGCACCGCGCCCGTGCGAGACTATCTCGCATCACGCCGGATCGACCATAACGTGATCGTCGAAGCCGACCTTGGTACGGCGTTCGAAGGCCACGCTGCTGGTAGGGTTGTGTGCCCGCTGAAGCAAGGTGGTGACGATTGGTGGGGCTATTCAGCTCGGCTGATCGGCAAGGTCGCGAACCCTGCTACGCCAAAGTACGTTTACCCGAAAGGGATGCACTTTGGGCGGCGGATGTACAACCAGCATGTGCTCTCCGTGCCAACGGAGCAGCCCGCGATCGTCACTGAGGGCGTTTTTGACGCGCTCTCACAATGGCCCAACGGGATCGCGCTGCTTGGTAAACCGAGCGAACGCCACATTCAATCGCTGTGTTTGGCGTGGCGTCCGGTTGTCATCGTGCTCGATGGCGACGCTACGAAGGATGCTTGGCAGCTAGCCGTTCGGCTGCGGTTGGAATCTGTACCATCGGGGATGGTACAGCTCCCTGTGGGGCTCGATCCTGATGAAGTGGATCGAGAATGGCTTGAAAGAGAAGCCGTTAAATCTCTCTCCGAGAAGCTGTAAGCGGCTTCTTGCAGAAAAAAAGATTCTCCTTTTGTCGCTTTGAGACGGGGGTGCGCATACCTCTGTCGGTCCCCAAGAATTCAGATAGATTGATGAATGCTTGATTAGATTGATTGATTCTTACGCTTGATGATCTCGCTGAGAGGCCCCCGGCCTCTCAGCCCAATTCACCGTACGTTAGCTTCGCTAACGTACTCGCGAACGCTTCCGCGTTCGCATCTTTTCTAATTCTCTAAATCGGATGGAGACGCTCAATGAACATCGATATGCAGAAGATCATCTTCGTTTCGCTGCACACTCCCCGTGGCAAGCTGGTGGGAAACCAGCTCAATTGGGGACTCCCTGTCGTGCTTTGGTCGGCACCCTCTGCTGCTAAGACCGAAACCATCGCAGCGATGGCGAGCGCAGCCAACGTGACGCTCAAAGTGCTCTCTCCCGGCCGACACGGTGAGGGAGCGTTCGGGATCGTGCCCGTTCCGATCACCACGAACGGACACGTTCGCATTCACTACCCCGCTCCAGAGTGGATCGATACGTTTCCCCAGCGGGGCATCGTGTTTCTCGATGAAATCTCGAACGCGCCGCCGAGCGTGCAGTCTCCGCTCTTGGAGCTGGTGAACTCCAAGATGATCGGTGACGCGACGCTCGGGCGCGGAGTGCGTGTGATCGCTGCGGCGAATCCCCCGGAGATGGCTGCGAACGGCTACGACATGAGCCTGCCGTTGAGCAACCGTTTCGGTCACTTCGACGTGACCCCACCGAGCGCGTCCGAGTTCGCGGAGTTCATCACGAGCGGCGGCACGGGCGCATCCAACAACGCTCCATCGACGCCGTTCGACGTGATCGAAGACAAGGTTGCGGCCGAGTGGCCCGTCGCTTGGGCCAAGGTGGCTGGCCCGGTCAGCGCCTTTCTCAAGACCAACGAGCGCCTGCTGCACAACGTGCCGAAGCGTGGCGAAACTGGCTACGGTGGTGCGTGGCCGTCGCACCGTACCTGGGAGCTCGCCTGCCGAGCAATCGCCGGTAGCCGCATCCACTACCCCGGCGATGCGACGCTCGAACACACAATGTTGCGTGGCTTCGTCGGTGATGGCGCAGCCACCGAGCTGGTTTCGTTCCTCAAGAACCAAGACCTGCCCGACGTGGAGCGGCTGCTCGACGGCAAGCTGACGTGGCGGCACAACAAGAGCCGCCTCGACGTGACGCACGCAGTGATCGGGTCCGCGGTCGCGCTCATCAAGAGTATGCCGCCGACCGCAGCGACGCGTAAGCCACGCGCCGAGGTGATGGCAGACATCCTGATGGGCGTGATCAACGACGGCGCGCCGGATCTCGCTGGCTCCGCTGTGAAGTATCTCGTCGATCCGCGGTCGGCGCTGTTCGACGGGCATCTCAACAACAAGACCGTCATCGCTCTCCTCCGAGCGATGAAGGACTTCACCAGCCAGATCGTCTCGCTGGAATCGCAAATCTGAGCGAGAGCCGCCCGTGATGGTGCACGCTGGTTCGACTCCAGCGCACGGGCCTACACAACGATGGACAATCAAGCTCTTGTAGAGTTGCTCATCGAGCTTGTTCTGACCGGGCAAGCCTATGTGGCGGACGTTGTCAGGATCACAGGCATCGAACCACAAACGGTGGCAGCTCACATACGCGGTAGTGAGTTCATCAAGCTCGTACGCGGGGGCACGTCGCCCAGCTATGGCTACCTCACGATGCGCAACCGTGACGAAGCGTACGCTTTTCCAATCAGGTCCATCGTCTACGACTTTTACTTTACGCTTAAACTATCACCGCCTACACCAGACTTCATCGATCTGGTCGTCGAGCACTACCGGATCAGAAAGACGTTCTAATGCAATTGAGCCCTGAGAAAAAGCTGGCCGCCGCAAGGTGGCTCGCGCTGAAGAAGATGCCGTACTTCAGCAGCGTGCTTCTCGGCCTGCGCCCTGTGCGCATCGAGAACATGAACCCGCCCACGATGGCTGTCACATCCGACGGTCGCTTGCTGTGGTGCGACGAGGATCTCAACAAGTTGAGCGTGGCCGAGGTCGCCGCCTCGCTTTTGCACGAAGTCGGGCATGTCATTCTGCGGCATCACGACCGCAGAGCAGCCTACGGGGCTGACCCGGCGACGTTCAACATCGCTGGGGACATGGAGTGGAACGATGATCTGCGCGAAGCAGGTCTGAAAATGTTCACGATGGTGCTCCCCGAGCACGCTGGGTTCCCCGCGGGTAAGACCGCTGAGTGGTACTACAACGAGCTCGTGAAGAAAGAGTCGCACGGGGTGCGTCAACCTCACTGCGGCTCTTGCTCTGGGCACAAGCACCCGCAAGAGCCCAACGACGGCGACGGTGGCGGGCAACCCAACGCGCAGAATCAAGGCGGCAATCAGCCGGACGCCAACGGTCAGAGCAACGCTCCCGCTCCTGGCATGACCAAGAGCGAAATGGAGTCGATGCTGGCCCAAGCTGCGCGCGACATCAAGGACGCGGCCGAGAAGCGTATCGGGAATGTCCCTGGTGGGCTGGTTCGCTGGGCCGACGCCCAGCTTGCCCCGCCTGTGGTGGATTGGCGTCGGCAGCTCGCGCAGCACGTCAGGTTCAACCTGCAACGTGCCGAGGGTGAGCACGACCGCACATACGCGAAGCCGCACCGACTGCAACCTGCGCTGGGGTACGGCCCCGGTCGCCCGCTGCTCGCTCGTAGCGTTGGGTACAAGCAGCGCATCCTCGTGGCGGTGGATACATCGGGCTCCATTGGCACCGAGGAGCTCAACCTGTTCATGCCAGAGATCGACGCCGTGCTCCGCGCAGTTAACAGCGAAGTACACTTCGTTTCGTGCGACGCGCGGATCAACGACGCGGGTAAGATCAACCACTGGCGCGACGCACTCAAGTTGCTCAAGGGCGGTGGCGGAACGGACTTCAATCCCGTGTTCGAGTACGCGAAGAACATGCCCGAGCGACCGACGCTGGTCATCTTCTTCACGGACGGCTATGGCCCTGCGCCGCTCGTCGAGCCGCATGATATGGCGACGATCTGGCTGCTGACCCCATCGTCCATGCGCCCAGCGAAGTGGGGCACATACATCGACCTCAAGAAGTAGGAGCGCCCAATGGCAGCATCAGTTGAGCAATTCGATACAACGCCGCTCACTCCCGACCAGCGCGCGATCGTCGTTGCGTTTGGCAGAGAGCTCGGTACCTGCCGCGTAACCGGAGTGCGCATCGACGGGTTCGCCCAGCGGTGCGGCAGTCAACTGTACCCGCTCACGGCGAAGATCCTCAAGTCGTACAACGAGTACGAGGAGACTGCTTTCGTCGAGGTTCGCCAAGCGTGGCTGGCCGTGATGTTCGCGTGCGGCGTGAGCGACATACTGGTCAACGGCACGAGCGACGATCTCACGGAGGAAGCAGTGAAGCTGCTTGCCGAAGAAGTGGTCCCGGTCATCAAGTCGGCGCTCGAAGTGAAGGACACGCTGTGACCACGCTGACCTGGGCCGACGCGCTCACCGCGATCAAGTCGCGCTCCAAGTTCATCGAGCGCGTCAACGTTCAACACGAGAAGCAGGAACAAGACTCGCACGACATCGAGTCGGCGCTCACGGCCAGCTTGTTCATTGTCTCCGAGCAGATCGGAGCCAGTGAGTACACCGTGCATATCGCGATTCAGTCGGATCAGATTCCGTCCGAGTGGGTCGAGCGAATGTTGGGCATCCTCGACTCGGACGAGCTGGTCGAGGCAATCGCGGAGCTGTTCTGATGTACGACGCGGACAAAGCGATCTCGTACTTTATGAGCTACACATGGGTGGTAGCTCAGAGCTTCATCGATCTGCTGGATGACAGCGGTAAGAACTTCGAGCCGGTCCTCTCGATCACCGATCTTCAAATTGCGCTGCGCAACTGGCGGCAGCAGTTCGTCAAACTGCGCGGTGCGCCCGTCGTAGCGCCGCTGTTGTTCGTAACGGACATCATCTACATCGATTCTGGGTACAAAACCTACCCAGCGGTTCGCCTCGACGTGACGCAAGCACTGTCGCTGCGCAGGCACTCCAAGCAGGACAGCTACTGGCGACCGGCGACGATCACCGAGCGGGCGCACGAGCAGTACATCGAGTCTGTCGCGAAGTATCTTTTCAAGCCTTGTTACGCCGACATGGTGCGTAACTCGCTCACCTTCAAGCATCTGAACAACACATTTTGAGGAGAGATCAAATGAACATCATCGCTACGCCGAGCATCAACGGAGTCACGGGTGGGGTCGTGTACTGGACGCTCAAGGGAGCCATCGCGCACGACACCCTGCGCGATGCGTGGGACATGGAGGGGCTCGACGCCGACCTGCTGCCCAGCAAGCCCAGCATCGCGCAGGCCATGCACCGCGCGATCGGGGACGCGTGCGACGAGACGATCATCGCACGCAGCGCACCGGGCACCAACAGCGGGTACAACCTGCTGCGCCAGACGATCCGCAACGGTCGCCCGTCGTACGATACGCGCTGGTTCGCGGTCGCGCCTGCCAAGCTCCCAGGTGCCCCGGCGGTGCTGGACGTGGCGACGCTGATGAGCCCCTCGGACGCCGAGGGTACGCGTATCGCGGACACGGTGGCCGACAGCTTCGCACGCCACCTGACGTTGCTCACGTCGAGCGACATCGGCGCGTGGCTCGTGTCCCTGGCGAAGAGCCTGCACGCAACCCCGCTGCGCCAGACGGGCGGTATGTACTTCATTCCGGCTGGTAAGCTGGAGTTGTGGATGCGCTGGAGCGCCGCGCTCGAAGTGACGGGAGCGGCGACCATGTTCTGCATCCCCGCGATGCCCACGCAGGGCGTCATCAAGGCTGTGATCGACGCGATCACGAACGAAACGGCTGACTTCGTCAGCGACATCGACGCGAAGATCGAGAAGTCTGGTCTGCGCGCGCTCGACTCTCGCAAGCGCGACATCGACCTGTTCGCTGGCAAGATCGAGTCGTACGCAGCGATCATCGGTGACGCGACCAATGGACTGAACGAGAAGCTCGACGCGCTGAAGACGCGGGTGGAAGCCGCACGGATGTCGGCGTTCGCTGATCTGTGATCGGTGGTGAAGCGATGGATGAGGAGCAGTTCATCGACAGCGCGGTATCGCGCGCCATCAGGCGGTACAAGAACACGGCGTGGTGGTCCGAGCGGGAGGAACTCGGGCAGCAGCTTCGCGTCGAGTTGTTGGCGTCCATCCGTGCGGTTGGCTTGCCACGCACAAAAGAGCTGGCCTCGGTGATCGCGCACCGATCGTTGGCGCGGCACATTCGCAAGTTTCGGCTGCCAGTGAGCGGCGATGTCTGGCGTGAACAGCGCACAGCGCACATATCCCGAGCGGGAGACGAGGTGCTCGATACCACCGTCTCTCACTTCGAGAACCCAGAGGCTCACGCGATCTCGTCCGAGCGGACGCGCATTGTCCGCGCGTACGTTGGTCTGGTGTACACGGACAGCAAGGACATCGACATCTGCCTCATGTGGGCAGATGATGTGCCCCTGTTCGAGATCGCTCGTAGAATGGGGTGCAGCATCGGCACCGTGGGCAACCGCATTCGTCGCCTACGACAAGTGCTGGTGCGGTCCCGGCTGCGGGAGCTTTGGTTGGACTAATGCGGTGGTAGCGGGACTGCACATCCCGCACGCCGCTAACAAAAAAAACAGGAGTGCCTATGATCAAAGTCGAATCTGTGGAGATCAACAAGCTCCACAAGCAAAGCCGAAATCCCAATTCGATGGGTGAGGCAGAGATGGCTGCGCTCCGCGCTTCGATCGAAGAGTACGGATTTCTTCAGCCAATCCTCGTACGCAGCCGAGAGGATGGCTTCGAGATCGTCGATGGACACCATCGACGCGACGTGATGGCGAGCATGGGAGCTACGACGATCCCAGCGGTTGTCGTGGACAACCTGTCGCGTCGGCAGATCGACATGCTCCAGCTCGCCATGAACAAGAATCGAGGATCGCTCCAGCTCGACGTGGTCGAGGCGATCTTTCGTGATCTGATGGAAGACGGACTCTCCGATCGAGAGTTGCTCGCCACGGGGTACTCTGACGAGGACGTGAACCGGCTACTGAAGCTGTCGGCGGCTGACACCGCCCCTGTGAAGGCTGGCGGCGCGTCGAGCGACATGGAGTTGCCGAGCAGGCCCGTGTCGTTGGAGATCCCGATGGAGAGCGCAGAGCAGCTCCGCATCGTCAAGGACAAGCTGAAGAAGGCCAGCGGCAAGGCCAGCGACGTGACAGTGGGGCTGCTCAACCTGTTGGGGATGATCGAATGAACGCCGCAGAGTCGCTGATGTCTTTGACGGTTACTACCATCACCGACGCGATCACCGATCTGCTGGACGAGTGCATTGGCGAAGTAGAGCTCTCGGCCGAAGCCGAGAACTGCTCGCGCAGTGTGAGCACGCCAGTGTTCGTGTATGTCGCGCTCACGGACAACGGGCGCAACCGAATCTACGCTCGTGGCAAGTACCCGACGGATCTACCGCTGCCGAGCCCAGGGCAGAAAGTGCGGCTCGTGGGGAAGTTTGTTTTCTACCCGCCGAAAGGCAATCTCCAGTTTCACTTCTCACACATGGAGTTGGCATGACAGAGCCAGAACCCCGCAAACGCGCAGCGTACGTGTATCAGCACGACAAGCAGCGCGAGTACGCGATGGTCGGGATGATCCCCGCCATTGCCGTGTGCAAGGCGCTCGGACTGAGCCCGAGCACAGTGAACCGCAAGCTGGACGCTGGGAAAATCTCTGGTATGAGAGATGGCAAGCGTCGCTTCATCTCCGTGGAGTGGCTGCGCTCCAATTATCCGATTGGGTCGGAGGAGCGAGCCAAACTCGACATCTTGATTGCGGAGGTGCTCGACGACGCGCTCTAGGCGTCGAGTGGAAATCGAGCTGACGAACACAGTCGCGCGCGTGGTGAAAAAAACAGCGCACGAAGCATCCTGGCTCCACAACTTCCTGACCTACAACGAAAAGAAGAGAACGCAGTTCGGCTTTTCGAGTCAGGCAGTCAGCCTGATGCACATGGTAGATCAGACCTTCCCCGCTGGCCTCGTTACGCTGGTGAAGCGCGTAGCCAAGCGGGAGGGGTTCTCGATCGACGTATACGATCACCGAAAGTTCGACGTACCGATCAACACGTCGGCCGATCTAGATTGGCTGCGTGACTACCAGATGGAAGCGTTAGAGTGGTGCGTACACGCGAAGCGAGGCATCATTCACGCCGCCACGGGCAGCGGTAAGACGGAAGTAATCATCGCAGCCACGATGGTGCTGCCGTGTAAATGGCTGGTGCTGGTTCACCGAAAAGAACTGCTGCACCAGTTCGCTGGCCGCTACAAGACTCGCACGGGGGAGGATTGCGGTGTTTGGGGTGACGGGCAATTCAAGGACGGCAGGGTGATTGTTGCCAGCGTGCAGACGGTTGCACGCGCGCTCGCCAAACGCGACCCACGCGCAGTCAAGCGTCTCGCGGGCATGAAGGGGCTGATCATCGACGAGTGCCACATCTCGGGCGCTCAGTCTGTCGTGACGATTGCAAACAACATGCATCAAGCGTCGTACAGGCTTGGGTTCAGCGCGACGCCTCTGGATCGTTCGGATGAAAAGAACCTTCTGGTGATCGGCGTGATTGGCGAGGTGATTTTTTCGATCAACGCCAAGAAGCTGATCGAGATGGAGGCTATCGCCAAACCGAAGATCCGGCTTGTACGGGCACCGATGTCTCCCGGCGTGGCAGAGAAGCTGACTGGGTATGGTGACTACGCTGCGACCTACAGACGGCTGATCTCGGGCGGTAAGTACAGGATCGTGACCACGGTTGAGACGGTGATGAAAGCCGTGAAGCCGTGCATGGTGTTCGTGAAACTTATCGACCACGGCAAGGCGCTCGCCAAGGCGTTGTGTGAGTCTGGCGCTCGGGCTGAGTTTGTGTGGGGCGGCAAGAACAGCTACGCGCGCAAAATGGCGATCAAGCGTTTGCGGGACGGCGACATCGACGTGCTGGTCGCGAACGTGATCATGCAAGAGGGCGTGGACATCCCAGAGCTGATGTCCGTGGTGCTGGCCGACGGCGGCAAGTCTGTGATCGCTTCTGTGCAGTCCACAGGGCGTGGGTCACGCACAAAGGATCAGCACGGCAATACAATCAAGACCGAGTTCGACGTGTACGACATCGCGGATCGTGACTGCGGATGCCGCTACAAAGATCCATACGGCGGTTGGTCTTACGCGCACCCGCCGTGCAAGTGGCTCGACAGCCACACACGCAAGCGTATCCAGACCTACAAGCGCGAAGGGTACGAGATCATTGAAGAGTGATGTTGAGAAGCTACGTTGAAACACGCTCGCAGATTCTAACAATGCTGGCAGAGCTGACCCGCAGGTTTCAAGAAGAGTACCCCAACGACAACGTCAAGAGCTTCATCGTTGGCGGCAACGAACGCTTGGTCATCAGAGGCGCGGCCATCCCGCATACTCGCTACGTTACGTCGGACTTCATTTTCAGCACGCCGTTCGGGATGCTCAAAGCTGAGTCCCCAAGAAGTGTGTGGGGCGGTACAACGATCGCTGTGGCTGGCCTAGCGAACACAGGCCACCGTAAGCGCCGAGCATTCATGGTCGGGCTGCCGTACATTCGCGAAGAAGAGCGGGCGATGTTGTACCGTATGCACATCGGGCAAGTAGTACAGACGGAAAACCCCAGCGCAGCGTTTCAAATGGTGCGCATGGCACGGCAGCTCGGAGAGCACGGCAGTACGCTGTTCACGCTGGAGCGCGCCTTTGCAGAATAACAGCTTGTTGCAGCAAGTCGCAAAAGCCTTGGCGGCTACCACCCCGCCACACCCCGATATGTTCTATGCGGGTGACACGCTGGTGCACCTGCTGACCAGCCCGATATCGTCGGTTCAGCAGACGCACGACGATCTGCTTCGAGTGCGTGCATTCGACGAACTGAAAGATCGAATTCGCGTTGCCGAGTGGCTGGTAGCAGCCGAGCAGGTAGATCGCCGCATCCTGCGCTGGCTTTACCGAGGGGACTGGTACTGATAATCGACAAGCCGGTCAGCCTGTTGTTCGGCTGTGCAGACCGTATGATCTGGGACACCTTTAAAGAGGTGTCGCTCGGGCATCATGTCTTTCTGAACTACGCGCGCAGACGGCGCTTGTTGTTCGTCAGGCTGAACCATGACCCACCTCGATAAAAAAGAAGCTGCGTCGCTGTTCGGGTACATCGACTCGCAAATTGAGTCAGCCATATGTACCCCGTTTCAACGATCATCCACGCGACGATCTAGGGTGATGCCCGAGATCATCAGCACGCTGGCGTCTGTGCGTGTGCTGCTTCTTTTAGGGTTGGTGTGGCGGCGATGAGCTCACACAACGATCGCCAATTGATCGACATGATCAAGTCCACACACGCAAGCATGTTCGAGTTTGCCGATAGCGCGGTCATGGTTGCGATGGATCGCGGCGTGCTGCCCACCGGCATGATGCGGCTACTGAGGCTGTGCGCAGCGGGGTCGTTGGTATGGCGCTAGCGAAAGGTAACGGTACGGTGAATCACACATATCCGACTACGCCGACCAAGTACGCCACGACCCGGCGCACGATCACTAACATGCGAGCGTTCGCTGACGCCGCTATCAGCGCCGTGATGAATGCCGTCAATGGCCGAAATGAGGTCGCTCCTGTGGCGATGCGATCCCTCAAGTCGATAGCCTGTGGGTTACTGGTATGGCGCTAGTATTCGTACCCATCAACGATTTGCACCGCCTTGCAGCGGACGGCATGTATCGTAGGGCTGACGAAACGATCCGCGCGCGGATTAACCGTGGCCGTCAGGTTTCCTGGCTGGCTCCGTGGGTTGTCATAGGTCGGGCAAGGATCGACGAGCTCATCTGGATGGTGGCGAGTGCGCGATCCCAACCATAATCACGCGTGCGTGTTCGAATTAGCGGACATTGAAGTCTTCGATTTCAACAGCATGTACCGCCCGCCGATCTACTTCTACGCGCACTCTGGATTCACTCAGCTTCGTTGGCGGCGGGCGCGTATGCGGGAGCTGCTGATAGCGTTCAACAAAGGCGGCGTGTATGCGTAACACCACAATGATGCGCGCGGCTGACGGGCTGACCGCAGAGGCGGTGTGTGAGCCGCAGCCGCACAGGCACACAACACCCAACCCACCAACGTCGCGGCACAGCAACCTCTCGCGCGGGCCGTTGATGCGCTCACTGGCAGCGTACAAGACCCTAACCGACCCATCGCGCCTGCCTGCCACAGACGATTGGGTTTATCGGGTGGGCAATTTCCCAGCATGGAAGCGAGACTTCTACACGCACCTCTGCGCCGTGGCAGCCAACTTCGTAGAGGAGATGCTTTTCACATACGACAGCGCGCGACTGCGGTATCTTCGCCAGCACTACAGGATTTTTACGGTCAACAGATCGCGCGAGCTTGACATGGAGTGCAAGCGTCGAGAGGTGCGGTATGGGTACTGGTAATCGCACGACGTATGTGACGCTGGACGGGCGCGAGCTTTCGACCCTGTACACGAAGAGCATCCACGAGCTCCTCGTATGTGCAGATGTCTGCGTACTGAGCGCAGCCCGCGGCAGCACGTACTGGATGAGCGCCGAGAACAGCGCACGCCGCCAAGCTATCCTCGGGCTGCTGAAGAGGACGCGCGATGACGATTACGATTACTAGCCAGGACTATGCCCGCTTTGCGGGCAACATGTGGCGGTATGCGGACACAGTGGTGTTCAACGCTGCGGCGTCCGGCGTAAAAACACGCGCGTCCGTGTTCAACTACTTCGCCAATGGGAAAGAGCTAATGGCTGTGCTGTCGGTTATTTTCGATCCTCGAAAAGACAGAGAAAGGGTGGTCGGGCTGTGAAACCGTACAACTTGAACAAGTACAGCAGCGTTGGGTCGTACCCGTTGTTCATGGCACGGGGTGGCCGTGCCTACTGCATCGACTGCGCGAACGAGGAGCTACCGAGTCCGCACGACGTGATCGACGCAAACTGGGAGAACCCAGAATTCTTCTGCGATCAGTGTGACGCCAGGATCGAGTCCGCGTACGCAGAGCACCTACGGGGGTATCATGGCGACCCGCCCACCGACGGATAGCTCGTCGTACTACCTGCACCGCCTAGCAGACGCGATGGTGCGCGTAGTCCTTGTTGTACCGCCTCTCCTAGACGCACCTCGCCTACGCTCCAAGGATCGGGTTGTCACGTTCAACCGGCTGCTGGACATCTTCACCACGGGGCTAGACGACTGACCGATGATTAGTTCCCTGACACCCACTGACGCAATCGACTATGCGTACTTCTGTGCAGATCGATTGATTCCGATCGCCATAACGGAGGGCAGCGTGCGTCTGGCTCGGCATTTAGGTGTGCGGTCGGATTGGCGAACAGCCTGCTTTCAGACAGTGAGCACACCCGGATCGTACGTGCTCTACCGTTGGATAGACCCATGAAAGCGCAAATCAAAGAAGTGTTCGCCTTCAGCGACGAGCTGCTGTTCTTGTGTACGACTTATAGCGTGACTTGGCGTCGCGGTGTTCGCCCACTACTGATGAACAAACTACGAAAAAGGTTCACGGTCTGCGGCGTGTACGATTACGCTGACTGGGTCGTCGCAAACTTGCACTCACCCTCTTTCACGAATGGGCGTGATCGTAAATGGTTTACGCGCGTAATGATGCACAGTCCCTCGCTACACGGGTAGCCCTAGACTACGGGTTGTATAACGACTCCATCGCGATGGTCGTCGCGCTGGGTTTGCGCGGGCGTATGCACCGCCGACATCTCACGCTCTTGACGCGCCCACCAATGCGCGGGCTGGCAGTGAAATTGCTCTTCTTACTGGCTGACAAATCGGTCAGAAACACGGTGCTGTTTGGCGATATCACTACGCGCGCAGCATGGTACATGGCGAACATTTTCCCATCCAGCTACAGAATGGGCGTGCTCAATGAACTCGCTAACAGCGCAATTCAGCTCGACGAGTGACTCGTCATACTTCGCGGTGTTCACGGGAGCAGACGCGATGGTGTACTTGGCGATGATGCACTTGACGAGGCTCTCGCAGAACGCGAGCGTACGACTGACGCCCAGGCCCATACTCATGGAGCGGCTGAAACTTCGACTGGCCGCGTAGCCAACAGGAGTGATCGACGTGTTTCGAGAGCTGCTGGAGTCCCCCGAGGATTTCGACGGGGGTGGAGACTTCGTCTGCCCGCCCAACAACATGGCGTCAGTGCTTCGCGCGCTGAACACAGGAGAGTTTCCGCGTGACCCGGCTGACCTTGTTGTCAGCGTACCGGCTCCTCCGTTTCTGCACGAAGTCTCGCCGTTGTACGAGACGCAAGCGGTGTTTCTAGCGCAAGCGTACGAGCACTATTGCCGCCACAAATACGGGCACGTTCCTGCGTGCAAGATCAAGCGTGCGGCGCGAAAGCCGATGCTGATGAGCGCCGCGGCCTTCTTCGTAGCGCACAAGCTCGCCCCGCATGAATGGTTCGTGTTCATGTCGTTTGTGTGGCACAGCTACATGGATCACCCGGCCAACGAGCCGCCACCGATGCGCATGGTGTTCGACCTCGAACGCATCCGAAAGAACCGCGGCTGGTGTCGAAGTGAAACCCGCTTGTTCCCTCAACGGTTGTCGCTTGTCCCCACGGTGGCACATTACCTCGCGGGGTATCTCGCGTGTTACCGAGCCGCGGAGTCTGGGAGCGTCGCGCGCACACGGTATACGATCGGCCTGTTTTTTCCTAACGGCTGGCAGCGGGTGTATGACACAGCCCTAGCCGCCGCGACCAAACACAAAGACGAGCTGCTCGCCAAGCGAAACGCTGGTCTTTTTCTCTGGGAGTAATGGAGCCGTAGATGTCCAGTTACGGAATGGCGCTGGCGTTTGAGCAAACCGTTGCCTGCATGGCAGCGCAACGCCCAAAGTTCTTTTCAACCGTCGTCGAGTCGATCGACCCTGAGCTGTTCAGCGACACGCACGCTCGAACGATCGTGACGGCGGCGCAGCTCATCTACCGCGAGACGGGCAACTGCCCGTCATCCCCCGTCGTGACTGCGCAGCGGCTCGCCCGTATGCATATCGACGGGAAGCTCACCGAGGCGGCGAAGGACGCCGCTATTGATCTTCTCATCGACTTGGACATCGGCAACATCAAGGACGAGGAGATCATCGATCAGCTTCGTCCTGTGATGCTGTCGTTCGTGAACAAATCGATTGCGCGTGCAGCCATCGACGCCGTTGGCTCGGGCAACTTCAAGCCGGTTCGCGACGCCATCGACATGGCCGACAAGATCGGCCGCATGGACTCGGATCTCGGCGTGTCCGACGATATGGATGTCAACTCTTACATCCGATCGTGCGCTGTGCGCGACAAGCTGACGACCGGGATAATGGAGCTCGACATTCTCTGCGGTAACGGTGGTACGAACATCGGCACGCTAGAAACGATGGTCGCAAAGACATCGGGCGGAAAGTCGATGTGGCTCGTGCACCGTGCGAAGCACGCACTGCGTGCTGGTCGTTTCACCGGGATCGTCACGCTGGAGCTCAACCAGGCCAAGTGGCTCGCGCGTCTGTATGCCAGCTTCACGGGCATCCCGACCAACCTGATTCTGAACGAAACGATGCTGCGCGAGGCGTGCGGAATCATGGAGTCCATCAAGCCAAACATCGCACCGTTCGTGTTGAAGTACATGAACCCGGTCAACACCAAGCTCTCTGACATCCAGCAGTGGGTCGAACAGATCGAGCAGCGCCGCGGGCGTAAGATGGACGTGTTGGTCGTGGACTACCTCGACAAGATCGTCACGGACAGCGACGCGACCGACTACAAAGCTCTCGGTCGCGTGTTCGAGGGTACGCGGGTGTGGATGGAGGACACGAACCGCTGGGGGATCACCGCGTCGCAGCCCAAGCGCCAGGATGGCAAAAACAGGCTCGCGGTTCTTACCACAGAGGATCTGTCCGACTCGCAGAACAAAGCCCGCATCGTGGACTACATCTTCACTGCGAACCGCAACGAAGAGAACCACGTCACAATCACCAAGCTGAAAGACCGCCACGACGGCAATGAGGGCAAGAGCGTCGGCCCGTACCCGTCGAACTTCGCGTGCGCCCAGATCGTGCCCGACAACGCAGCAGTGATGTCGATGGCCGACATGGTCGCCAGGGGCGACAATGGGAAACTGGAATAAGCGCGGCGTCGGTAAACTGCTCGATCTTCAAGCTCTGTCAGTACCGCTGCTCAACGTCGCCAGCAACGTAGGACTTTGGACAGAGTTTCACGCCACCGAGTTCGCGTCGCCAACAGAGCGGGTCGGCTGGTATGACTGGCGCATAGACAGGTTGCTGCGTAGTGACGCGCCGACTGACGTGTTGCTGTCTCTGCCCGACAAAGAAAAACTACTCTGGTACCTGCTGCTACACACCCACGCGCGCCACGGGTGGGTCAATCGTAGGTCCAACATCTACGACAGCTCTGTGCTAGGCGCGGTTTTATTGAACCCAGATAAGTGCATCCCGCTGATGGTGAGCCATCCGGTGACTGTGCTGATGCGTCTGAACGACAGCACGTTGATGACGCTCAACAAAGAAAAGTACCGGCGCGCACGCGGGCGGTGGCTCGCTCGGATGCCTGAGATAGTGACCGCGCTACGGCTACAGAGCACGATCCACCTGACCGCGCTGGGTCTGCACCCATTCTTTACTATTCACCTACCGAAACGGGTGATGCGCGCTTTTGAGCTAGGCGAAACAGCGCACCGCCTTTCCACTACCTTCAAGTGAGAAATCGATGCCATCCAAAGTAACACCAGTGTTCGTGCGCCCGATGGTTGATCGGTGCGCACCGATGACGCTCGTTGGGCCAGACGCGTATGGTACACCACGCGCGATCCCGCAGTTCACTGTCAGACACTATTACGATGCGTGGAAGCTGGAAGCTGGGGAGCGGATCATGCCCTTCGGCGTCGGCTCGATCAGCGAGTACGGCGACCACTACAACGCCGTTCTGAACGCGTGGCTAAACGCCGACTACAGCGGCACGATCCCACCCGGCGTTTGGCTGACCCCGGAGTCCGACATCAAGATCGGGTCGGACGTTTGGTGGGAGCTGGTAGCTTCGCCCGCAGTGGTCGTGCCGGTGAGCGACCTTCGTCGGTTGTTGTTTGCAGCGTGGCGCGCCACCGATGGCAGCCGGGACTATGGCGGGTGGCCTTACCACGCGAACAACAACAGATCCAAGCACGCCGCGGTGGTGTACGCAGAGTACCTCACTAGAATCTCCCGCCTCAACGACACGAGCATCGACATCCGCTACAGGGAGCTTTACGGGAGCAGACTGCCTAACGTCGATATGTGCTTCGCGCATGGCAAGCGCGTAAAGGAGGCGACTCGTAGCGATTTCGTGCTCTACGATCACAACACGGGGGCCAGTCTCAGCCAAAGCGACTGCAACGATATCTTCGTCAGCTTTCACGCCAAGCACGGACTGATCACAATGCTGCACGCCGCAATGCGGGTTCAATACAACAAGCCCAGTGTCTTGTCGGACACGTTGTTCACGGCGTGCACGCTGAGTTTGTCCTAGTTGTTGCTTGGACTCTCCCACGCACATACCCCCCTTTACCGGGGTAAACACACCCTCATTCAGCAAAGCGAAAAACAATGTCATCTAAATCTGCACTGGAAAAACTCAACGACGCCGTCTACGCCCTTTCTGATCGGTACGCCGACGCGACCAACACGAACAAGCGTATGCTGCGCACGGCACTCCTCGACGATCAATGCGGGGGGCTCTGGTACAACAAAACCGACGGCGTGCAGCAGTTCAACGCGATCCCCGTCGAAATCCTCGAAGGCGCGACTGCTCGCGCAAACACCTTGCGGGCGCTGACGAACCCGGCCGCAGCCGTCGTCTCCATCAACGAGATGATGGCCCGCTCGGCGGGCTGGCGCGAGTCGATCCGGCGTACGCGCCGTGCCAACAAGGGAAAGACATCCGACCAGATCGATGACGAGCGCGCGTACTACAAGAAGCGCACGCTGATGGACCAAGCGTACGCCTACGCCAAGCGCGCCGCACTGCGCCTGACCGACAGCAACAGCCTCGATCTTCTGGAAGACGTGATCCCGGCTTCGAAGGCGCGAGGCGGTGTTCGTCCGAGTGAGCAGTTGTTGCGGCTGGTGTTCGATCTGGCAACGGGCACCTGCCCCTGGTGGGAGTTCGACGCCCACGTCAAGCGCGAGCGAAAGTTCGCGAACCTTCCCACCCCTGTGGTGCGTGACGCACACAAGATGCTGCTCGACATCTGCACTTGCCCCGACAACACGCTGCGGGACACCGTGACGACCTTTGTGAACGATTGGCGCGAGCTGCCGCATCGCGCGCCCCCGCCGGTCAGCAATCAGCCCCAGACATGCGAAACCCCCAGCGACAACAACTCTACTGCGCTCTTTTCGCAAGCTGCCCAGTCTGCGAAGAGCGCACTGCACGGACACCGACCGATCAAGGAGATCATGGACGATGTTCTGCGCGCGAGAGCCAGCTTGTTTGCCTTGATGGCTTCGTACGCCAACGTCTGCTTGAAGAACCAGACGACCCCGTACCTCGCCCAAGTCGAAGCAATCGCTGCGGATATGAAATCACTTGCGTCCTTCGAAAACGAGTGGTCCGCAGCCCTGGTCGCCCAGGCAAACGACTGATTTGTGGGACACGATTTGCGTGGCTCACGGTTGTTCGCCCCGTTGGGCTAGTACGGCACAACAAAACACGCAACGCGACGGGCTACCTTTGCGTGTGTGACTGCGGGCAGACGATCGTCGTTGAAGTAGACGACCTGATGAACAACAGCAAACGGCATTGCGGGTGCCGTCATGGAAAATCCGCCCGCTTGCCCAGCGGGTCTAACAAATACCGACGCCAGCTCACACGTTCCGCAGGGTTGAACACGCACGACAACGCCATCTTGCTGAAAATGGTGAAAAAAGTAGCGGCCTTGTGGGGGCCGCTGACCATCGTGAAGCTCACGTCGGTACACGAATTTGGTCGTGAAGAGCGACAGGCCAACAACACGCGCACAATCTCGATCGAAGATGTCGCGTCTGGAAAAAAGATTGAGGTGACAGCGCGCTCGTACGGTAGGGCGCTATCGAAAATCAAAGAAAGGGTAACATGACTCAGCCGTCATCGTGGGTAGACATCATCCATCTGAACGTCGCTGGCTACGGCCACCACGCAAAGTTCACCGCTGACGACGCAGCGGCCAACCCATCTGGTATTGGAAAACTCGACCCTGACATTGCGAACGTGTTTGACACGTTCGCACTCGCTGTCGTACCCGTCACGCCGGGTTACAGCACGACAGGGCAGCGCATTGGGTATGTACCCCGTGCGTTCAGCGAGATCGTCTCAGGGTTTCTGAGAGCTGGCGTGCCCATGCGCGTGAAGCTCCTACTCCCGCAGAACCCCAAGTCATCCCCAACGATGATTTTGCAGACAAAGAAAGGTACATGATGAGCGCCAAGAACGTCGCATTCGAAGTGGTCGATGTCGTCACGCACGACGACCAGTGCCGCACCCGCTTCCAAGTCTCGCTCGACTTCGAGAAGGACGACACAGACGGCATCGTCGCAGCGGTGCAGTTCGCGACCATGCTGCTGACGCACAAGATCGATCTGCACGACGTGGTGATGTCGGCGTCGAAGTCCCCGATGCTGGTGCCGATCCCGCGCCACGCTGCCCCATCGGAGAGCGAAGAGGCTTCTCCCCCGGCTGCGGAGCCCAAGCGGCGTGGGCGACCGCCCAAGTCGGCCAAGCCTGACGAAGACAAGCACGACGATGCCCCGGCCACGCCCGCCATCGCCGCACCGGAGAACAAAGCCGAGACGATCTCGGCATTGCAATCCGCAATCAACGCCGTGCAGAAGGGCGAAGTGGCTGCGGCCGACGTGTCGATCACCGGGCGTACGTACACCGCGTCCGCGACGATCTCTGCCACCCCGGCCCCGCTGCCGACCACGCCCACCCCTGCGCATGTCGCGCCCGCGGTGGAGCCTCCCCCCACGGAGGATCTCACGTCCGACGATTCGGAGGATGCTGACGCAGCACTCGTCCCTGCGGTGGTTGGGAGCAACGAGGGCAGACCGGCCACTCTTCGTACGGTGCTGACCTATCTGCTCAACACCCCCGGCATCTCGACGTACAAGAACAAGGAGCGCACGAAGGCGTGGTGCTTGGCTTACCACGACCGCGTGCCCTGCTTGGCAGAAGCGCCGGATCTCCCCAACCGTCTGGACCGCGCCATCGCGCTGGTCTTCACGGGCTGACACAGCTTTCCGGTAGAGTAGAACTACCGGCTCGGTAGGTGGACCTAGCCACTTACCGATGGGGGCAAGCGGGGTGTGCCCAACGATGCAGCGCGATGCACCGCTGCAAAACTCCCGCAGCCGCGCGCGGCGCATCTCCATCGTCAGCGCAAACCGGCCGGTTAGCCCACGATACGGGCCATGAGACGCTAACTCAATTGGTAGAGTACCCGGCTTTTAACCGGAGTGTTCGGGGTTCGACCCCCCGGCGTCTCACTCCCTGGTGAATTCATGCCGAAGCTGCCCATGTACCAACCCGCTCAGGCAGCAACGTTGCTGCCTCCCACCCCAACCACGTCGGTCTACGACGAAACGTGCACCCGCTGCTCACGACACAGCGTGACAAAAACAGTCTGCATCAAACCAACCCTCGTACGAGTTGGCGACAGCGACAAAAACAGAGTGCTGCTGCTGGCCGACCGACCAACAAAGAACATCGACATGTCGGGTCGAGCGTTCAGCGACGGCGCGCAGCACCAGTTGGTGTCTGTGGTCAAGAACAGCACTGTCGATGGAACGTTCCTCTTCGACTACGCCGTGCGCTGCTACGGCGACGCTAACGAGATCGAGCCTGCGCACACCCTGGCGTGCGCAGGCGCGACAACCTTGCTGTACAGAGAATTCGCGCCTCACAGAATCATCGCGATGGGACGCACGACCATCGCCGCGCTGACGGGGCGATCGATCGACCCGCACGACGTGCGAGGCGGGTGGTCGCCGCTGATCGACGCGGACGTGGCAGATGTTTTCGGTGTGGCTGACACACAGATCACGCCTGTTTATTTCATGCCCGACTTCTCGATGGTGGCGAACAACCGCTTTCTCCGAGCGGACTTCGTGTCGGACCTGCACCACGCCATTACCCGGCCGCTCCCGTCTCGTCGTGAGCTGGCTCACGTCTACGGTGAGCTTTTCTACGTAGACGTGAAGTCCCCCAAAGAAGCCAGCGCAGCCTTGTCAGCCTGCCAAAACAGCGGTGTTGTCAGCTTCGACTGCGAAACGCAGGGCCAGATTTTCGACAGTGAGTTTCGTGTCAGGTCGATCGCGTTTACGACGGACGCCGACGAAACGTTCGTGTTCGACGGGGACGCCGTGCCTATGTACGCGTCCACGATTCGCTCGATCCTGTCGCTGCCTTCTCCCAAGGTGGGCCACAACGTCAAGTACGACGCGATTGCCTGCAAGTCCGATCCGTCGATCGCCATGCTGCCCGTCAACGCGTACGTGGACACGCGGCTCATGCGCAAGCTGGTCGAACCTACCGTCAGCGGTCGGTTGGAAGAAAACTCGGAGCTCATCGGATTCGGTGGGCACAAGGCCGAGGCGCAAGAACACATTGCGCTGGTCAAGCGTGAGCTCAACGCCGTCGCCAAGTACGACCCGACGGCGCGCACTCCAACCGGGCGGTTGAAGTCCCCACCAAAGCTGTCGCTCATCAACCCGGTTGATGTCACGGATCGCACGCGATACCTGATCCGTGGCGGCGTCGAGCCGGACACGTTTGCGTACGGGTTGATGTCGCCGGACATTCGTACGCGGTACAACGCCAGGGACGCGTACACGACGTACCGGCTGTACAACGTGGTGCGCTCGCGGGAGACACCGCAGTCTCGCTTCGTCTACGAGAAGATCACACAGCCCGCACTACGCGCGCTGACCCAGATGGAATCCTGGGGCCTGCCGATCGACAAGAGCCGTGTGGAGGCCACAGCAGCCATGCTGCAAACAGAGACCCGCGCGGCGAAAGCTCGTCTGGATCTTCATGGTGAACTGAACTGGAACAGCCCGAAGCAGATCGCGCATCTCCTGTACGACAAGCTGGGGCTACCAGTCATCGAGTACACTGAATCGGGCACACCGGGCACCGGCAAAGAAGTGCTCGAAGAGTTGGCGAAGCGCGGCAATCAGGTTGCGAAAGACCTGATCAACTATCGCAAGTTGTCCAAGCTGGACTCGGTCTATGCGACGGGAATGCTCCCGCACATTCGGTTTGACGGGCGTGTTTACCCGTCGTTCCTTCTCGATGGCGCTGAGTCCGGCCGCATCAGCAGCCAGAACCCCAACGCGCAGAACATTCCATCCGCCGAGCGCGACCCCGTCTACGGCAAAATGATTCGCTCCATGTTCCGTGTCCCCAAGGGGCGCGTGCTGCTTGAGGGCGACATGTCCCAGCAAGAGCTGCGCGTGCTGGCGATGCTGTCTCAAGATCCTGTGTTGATCGACGCGTTCAAGAACAAGGTCGATATTCACAAAGCCACTGCCGCCGTCGTGTATGGCGTGCCATTGGAGGCTGTGACGAAAGAACAGCGCACCCGGTCCAAGACCGTCACGTTCGGGCTGATCTACGGCAAGACGGACTACGGTCTGGCGCAGCAGCTCCTCATCACGGAGGACGAGTCGAAGACGATCCGCAAGGCAGTGCTCGGCCGATACAAACAGGCCGACAAGTACATGCGCGAGACAATCGCGTTTGCCCAAGAACACGGGGGCGTGTGGACACTCTGGGACGGCCAGAAGGCCCGTTGGCGACCGTTGCCGGACATCGGGCTACTGGGTGACGACAAGGGGCTGCACGGCCGACGGTTCAACGCGACCAACGCATCGATCAACACGCCAATTCAAGGGCTGGCCGCAGATTTTGTCACGGCATCCCTATGGCCGATCGTAGACATGATCGTCAAGTTTTTCCCTACCGCTCGTGTTGTGTGCACTGTGCACGACTCGATCATGGTCGAGTGTGACGAGGCCGACGCTGTTTTTATCGCGCACGAAATGAAGAACGTGATGCAGTCCCACCCCAGCATGGGTGTGCCGCTCGAAGCAGAGTTCAAGATGGGGCCGTCATGGGGTGAGATGGACACGCTGCACCTTGTCGCTTAACCGCGCGTGTGCACATACTATCCGTGGGGGAGGTAAGGTAACGCGGCGTGTCGGATATCATCAAAAACGCACAGTCCGTCACAGCGCATACGTCACCCGCTGACGTATCGATTGACACGACAGACCTGAGCGGCGAGTTCGTCCGAATCGTTGCCCAAATCAGCCGAGCAAATCAACTGCTGGTGGAAGCAGAGGAAATTTGCGAGTACATCGAACATCTTCTAGAAGTAGAGGACGCTCGGCTGACGCTGCGGTACCGAGACTTGCTCAAAGCCAAGGGAGAGAAACCAACCGAATCTATCATCGACGCACACGTTAAATGCGACATCAACCGAATCAACCTGTGCAACAGAGCTATTTCTGCAAGAGCGTATAAGTCGCGCTGCCGACGTGAAGTGGAGTCTCTTGAAGCCAAGAGCTCCATGTTGATCTCGCTAGGCGCGCATATTCGCGCTGAAATGAACATCGACCCAAACATCAGAGGACGAAAACCATGACGAAGCTGTGGGAAGAGTGGGACGAGACGACGGCCAAGGCCGAGGTGGAAACTGCCCGCAAGTCGGCTGGGTTCAGCAAGTGGCTGCCCAAGTTCGCGATCGGCAAGAACGTCGTGCGCATTCTCCCGGCGCGTGTCGGCTGCACAAGCCCGTTCCGCGTGACGTACATTCACTACATCGACCTGCCTGGATCGAAGGTCAGCTTCGTCTGCCCGATGCAAGAGGCGAGTCAGCCCTGCCCGGTGTGCACGACGATCGCGCGCCTTCAAGTCAGCGAGAACCCGCTCGACAAGGACCGCGCCAAGCGCATGAACGCGCAGTACACCGTGTACGCCAACGTGTACTCGGTGTTGCCCGAGGCTGCGCAGCCGCGCGCTCAGATCGCCCGGTTCACCCAGAAGGTTCACAAGACCATCCTCTCGTACAAGACCGATTTCGGCGTGCCGTTCGATCACCCCGTCAGAGGCACGAACATTGTGCTGGTGCGCGAGGGATCGACGCAGACAGATACCAAGTACACCCTGATGCTCGACCCGATGGGGGCCAGCAAGCTGTCCAACGACGATCAGGTGATGACCCAGATTCTCCAGAGCATGTGGAATCTGGACAACGAAGTGATGGTGCCCACCTTCGATCAGGTGCAGCGAATGCTGCGCGGTGAGAAGGTGGACCTGTACAAAGAGCGCGGGTCGATGCCCGCGGTGAGCGGCGGTAGCCGTGCGGTCAAGGCGATTGCCGCTACCACCAACCACATCTCCGACGACGACCTGCTCGACGGATGACACACTGGCGTGGTCAAACCACGCCAGCCACGCCAAAGTAGCTCAGTGGAAGAGCACCCGATTTGTAATCGGGCGGTCGCGAGTTCGATGCTCGTCTTTGGCTCCAAGGGTGTTGAACCACTCTACCAACGGACAACATATCATCCGTTGGTATGGATTGCGGCCCTTATCCTGCGCGAGTCCGCAAGTCAAATGAGCCCTAGCCTCACCGAATGGGGCGATCTGAAGACTCTAAAGAGATACAGCTCGCGCGGGGCTAATTTACACTACGACCATGCGAAACATTCAAGGCGTTGCGTTCGCCACGGGTAACGGTGGCTTTTTCCTTCACCTCTGGGCGTCGAGCAGCATCGACGTTGATATTTTCACGCAAAACCGATCGGCGTTTGCCCAAGCCGCTCTTTCGTGGATGATGGGGTCGCAGACGCCTATGTGGGGTCTGCTGGACCCGATCGAAACACCACTCGAAAGGATGCCTTCGCTGTGACAACGCTCAAGAACCCGCTCGTGGTCGTTCACACGGACAGGACGGTGTGGTCCTTTTTCGAAGGCAACGCCATTGTTGCCTCCATTCGGCACAATCACATCGACACCATGCGTGCAGACGGTCGTACGCGTCTGGATATCTCATGTTTCAAGCCGGGGTGCGAATCGTACATCTCGGTCGTCTCTGACTTTCAAGGAGCAGTGAACCACCTTGCAGCCTCCATCGCGAACTCCCTGGACAGTCCATCCAAGCGCGCACGACCCAAGCGTACGTAGCTTGACCTGCATCGCGTCGCGTAACCTGATGGACTCAGGTTACTTTAGCGAGAACTGCTGCCGCCGCATGATGTACGCGGTAGTTTCCGATGTTCATATCGGATCGTACAAGGGGGAAGTGCCCATCACCGCTGGGATGGTTGACTACCGCGGGGCGGCGCGGCTGTTGGCGCTCTCCAACGCTGCGAGAATGTACAGAGAGAGACTCAGCGAGTCTCTCGATGACGCCCAGCGTGCGCGTATGTTCTTTGCGTCCCCCACGAAGCCCCCACCGAGATCGATGGTGTACGAGCGCCTGCTCGTAGCGGGTGACCTCTTCGATTCGCCAAAAACCCACCCGGCATGGCTGTCTCTACTAAGTCGAGGCGTAGTGGAGATCCTTAGCGCGATCAGCGGCAACCATGAGATGTCGAGCGTGTCGCTGTGGGACCAGTCAATCCTTACCGCGTCTCGAATCGGGCGCGCTGTGTGCCACGAGCCGAGCGTAATCGCGCCTGGGGTCGCAGCCATTCCGTACGCGCCGAGCACAAGTCAGATTGACTACCTCTCTCGCGCAATGGCGCACCCCAACCTGCGCGGCCACCACGAAACACACGACGTGTGCGTAGCGCACGTTGGGGTATGGGACGGTGCCCCGCCCATGATCCCGAACCACTCGGCAAGCTCGGTTGGTGCGCGCGATCTGATCACATCGATGGGGGCAAACAGCATCTCGGTCATGTTCGTGGGCGATTGGCATAAATCTGGGGTTTTCTCGCACGACGGAAAGGTCATCGTTCAGTGCGGCACTACGTGCCCGATCGACTGGTCTGACAGCGGACCAAACAACGGGTTCGTGTACTACCTGTCTCTTCTGCACACGATCGAGACGCACGCCACGAAGCGCGAGTATTTCGCCACGGCGATCTGGCGTGAAGGCATCCCAGGCGTGCCTCAGTTCGAGACTGTCACGTTTGGGCCGAACGCTGCGGCAGAGATCGCCAGAATTTGCGGCGAAATTCGCCGCAACAACCGCATCCCGTTCATCGCGCTGGCCGCAGCGCCCCAAGAGATCGCCTCTGCTCGTCAACTGGCAGACACAATCGAGGAATCCGTGACCCCGACGATCATCGCAGCAGACGCGGCGGCGTCGTTTGACCGCGCGAAGAATCAGTTGGTCAATCTGGGCGACTTGGAGGCTGGCGTAGCGAGCTACGTTGCAAACAACGTGAAGCCTGAGATTCAGTCCGAGGTTCAATCGCGGCTACTGGAGTACATTCGTGAAGCCAGACGAGCAAAATAGCGCCATTGTTCAGCGCGCGGAGCTGATCGAGGCTGTCGTTCGACGCCACCACACAGGGAACCCAACAATGGTCGCGCTCGCGGTTGCCTGCACGGCGGCGTGCAAGTCACCACCGGCCGACCCTGTGTTGCGAAAAAAGACCTACGCATGGGCGAGTGTACTGCTCACCATGATGACCGATCTGAACAAGTACAGTCCGCTGCTGACCGCGGACATCGACGACGGAACCGCGTAATGCGTGTACGACAAGTCAAACTGCGCAACTTCAGATCGCACGCGAGCCTGGACGTGTCCCTGCCGGACACAGGCGTGGTTCTTGTCACGGGCGATAGTGGCTCGGGTAAGTCGAGCATCGTGTCGGCGGTTGATTGGGCTGCTCACGGCGGGTCTGGCGCACGCGTGATCCGCGTGGGCGAGTCCCAGTGTGAGGTTGTGCTGACCCTCGACACGGGTGTGATCCACCGTACCCGGACTCGTACAACTACAAAGCTGCAAGCCCGCTATGGGTCCGAGTGGCGAACGGCTACGCAGGCGCAGGAGTATATCGATCAGCACGTACTGCCGCTGCCAAAGAGCTTGTGGCGCAAGGTGCTGACCTTTTCAGAGGACGCGGGCAATCGAGGGTTCGCCGGTACCGCGTCGGATGAAAAATACAAGCTGCTCGAAGGGCTCGCAGATGTATCCGGTGTCGTTCCCCTCGCGCTGGTCGCGGCAAAGCGGGACCATCACACACTGCGTGAAAAAAAGACCACCAAACAGATCGACGCGTCGGCGGCAACCGCAGCGATCGAAAAACTCAACGCGCTGAAGAACTCTCCGCACCGCGTGAACGCTGCACGGCAGCTCATATACGTCAAAAGCGCGGTCGAAATCATGGACGACTGGTTCGCGTACACGTCCGATCTATCGCACAAAGTGAAAGAGAGGCAGATCGCTGCCGCACCGCAGGTACAAACATGCCCGACCTGTGGCGCGGTAACGTCTGGCGGGAGCGTGGCCGCGCATTCCCCATACGTTACCGACCATCTCGTGCGTCGCATGATGCGCCACGTAGCGATGAAGCGAACGAACGCGCTGTCTGCCTTGGCGCACGTAAAAAACACGCTGCGGCAGCTCACTGCCGACATCGACAGTCAGTTGGACGATCTATTCGACAAGGCTCTCTCAGCTTCCACCGAGGCAGAGAAGCTGTCCACCGATCTCGTCTACGTAGACGAGTGCGTTCGTGCACTGTCCAGCAGCGGACTACGCGCCCACATGGTGAGTATGACCCTCTCTGCCATGTCCGACCTGACCAATCGATATCTGGCGATCCTTTTTCCGAGCGTACAGGTACGGTTCGAGATCGACGCGTCGCTGGACTCTCGCCCGATCGTTACTCGCATCGAGGGGCACTCGCTGGGGGTCAACGACATCGACGATATGTCACGCGGCGAGCGTCGGCGCGTACAGGTTGCCAGTGCATTGGCGTTGGCGGACTTCGCGCGCAGTCAGACCATGTTTCTCGACGAGGTAGCGGACGGCGTGGACGCCACCAACGTTGGTCTTATGGCAGACGCGATCCATCAGGCCGCGTCCGACCGCTGCGTTGTTGTTATCACGCACAACCCAAACCTGATCGCCGCCCTGTCCGGCAGGCACAGCCACCACATCAGGCTATCGCCATGACAATGGATACGTTCGATGTGGGAGAGGTAGAAAGACAGCCTGGGCTCACGCTTCGCCAATCACGCGACGTGACACGCATCGCCAACTCGATGTTGGCAGACTTTCTGTACGCTAACGATGGGACGTCGAACATCTGGTACAGCGGGCTGCACGCCATCTCGAACGCTACGATTCACTCGCTACACGAGGGCGCGCGCTACTTTTATCGATTTCCAAATTCAGACATCAGCACGCGCAGCCATTCGCGGGCGTTCGGCAGCTTCGACGAGTTGTCCAAGCTGATCTACTACACGTCAGCGGTCATGTTCGGTGACGTGGTCCACCCGGACACGTACTTCACGACACCGACCGGCCCTATGATCGCTCGATGGGCGGTCATCCCCTCGCACCGTATGCGGACGTACGGGTATCACCCTAACCAGCGCAGTCTTAGGGTGCTGCTGCCCGCGATCACGGCGTCTGTCGATCCGATCCCATCGCGCGGGGCGTACCCGCTCCCGTGCTGGTACGCGGCTAAGACGCACAAAGAGCTGGCAGACATGATGTATACCGTGTCGGTCGATACGTTTCGGTCGGACATACTGCGCCTGCTCTCGCACAATCTGCGGTTCTTCGCGCACGATCTCATGTCGCACGTCCCATTGAACCCTGGGGAGTCCCCGTATTTGTGCCTTCGTAAATCACGCGACGACGGTATTACGGATCACCCGCTAACTGCGTACAAGTTCGAGCGATGGGTTGCTGGACACCGCGGGGTGTTCGCTGGTGTCTGTGAATATCTAGCCGATCTGTTCGACACGGCTAGAATATCCGTTGACCTCAAAAGGATGTAACCGTGCTCACAAACAAAACTGTCATCGGAGATGTCGTGGTTGGCACCGTCAACCCGGCAGAGCTTCTCAAACGCCGCCAGAACTTCCGCAGCATGACCCCCAAGGAGCGCAACGCACTACGCGCTTCGATCGTTAAGTACGGGTTCAAGTCATTCATCCTCGTGCGGGAGCGCGCCGACGGGTTCGAGATCATCGACGGCCACCATCGCACTTCGATCGCGGGGGAGCTCGGCATCGCGCAGATCCCAGCGGTCGTGCTCGGTCCTGACCAAGACGCAGGCGCGGTGGATCTCGCCATGCTTTCGTTCAACGTGCACGCGCAGCCCGTCGCAGACCAGATGTTCGCCTTTCTCAAAGAGATCGCTGAGTCTGGCACGAGCTCGACAGAGATCGCTGCGCTGACGGGGATGGACGATACCTTCGTGACCGCGCTGCTGGACGCAGCCGTGGCGTCCCCGACGCCGATCGAAACGTCCCCTGACCCCGCGCCGCGTCCTGACCTGCCCGCTACCTCCGAGTCCAAGCCTGCGACTGCGCCGCAGGACAAGTCTACGTACTTGGAGTTTTTCAAGTCTCGATATGGCGTCACTTCGACGAGTGAAGCCACGCAGCGCGCTATGGCAGAGCTGTACGAGATGCTCGTGCTGGGCGACTGATTTCAGTTGCAGTCACTTCACGCTCGGTTTATCACCTTTCGCAAAGGAGCCACACATGCGTCCGTTTGGAAAGTTCGTTCGCGAAATTCGCGTCAATCACGGTCTGACTTTGGCGCAACTCGCCAAGAAAATCGGCATCACTGCTGGGTATCTTTCTCAGTTGGAGCGCAGCGATACCGCGGTCATCACTGACCGCAAGATGCTGCTCGCTCTCGCTCGCGCGACAAACACGCCGTTGACGCGTGTCGCGATGCGCGCGTTTCAGTCCAGCGGGCACGCTCCGCTGCCGGTACTCAAGCGCGCCAACAAGGCCAGCGATCTGGCCGTGAAGCTCTCCCTCAACTGGGAGAACCTCACCGACGCCGCGCTGGACGAGATCGACAAGATCGTCAGTATGCTGACCCCGAGCGTCCCCGCTGACATCGCGCCGGTTTCCGAGGATGCGGCTGCCCCGACCCTGGATCTGGTCGATCCGCCCAGCACCACGGGCATCAACGGCTTGGTCATCGACGGGACGACCGATGCCCCGCGCCCGGTCATGGCTGAGATGGCTGTCATCCACGCGTCCCCCGCTGAGTGACATCAATGGAAAAGGGCGCTGAAAAAAAGAAGCGCGTCCTTTCCGGTCGAGGCAGGCGGGCAAAAGGGGCGGGGTTCGAGCGTGAGATCGCGCACGCCCTGGCCGACCTGTTTCCGCACGCCAAGCGTGGGCTAGGACAAGCGCGAGCGGGGAACGAAGTCCCTGACGTGACCGGCACCGACTACTGGATCGAGTGCAAACGACAAAAACAGCCGAACATTCGGCGGGCGTACAAGCAGGCTACCGACGCCACCGCTTCTACACCGAACCCGGACTACAAAGACCGCCCCGTGGTGGTCGTTACCCAAGCCAACGCCGAGAAGGCGCTCGTAACAGTCTCGCTAGACCTCTTCCTCACGCTGCTGCGAAAGGCCACCGAGCATGACGATGACCGAGCGCCGGTATCTGCCGGTTCTTGATGGTGCCCCGCCGCACACCCGCCGACACCACGCACCAAAAGTTCGCGCGCGTACCGAAAACATGAACAGATATTCCAAGCGCAAGCTGGAATACTGGCGTGTGAGGCGGTTGGAAATGGCAGAGTCCGACGATTTCGGTGACGTGCACCCGCCGACTACCTACGGCGACTGCCAAGCTCTTGGTCTTGGCACCAAAGAAAACCCGTGCCCCTGGGCGCGCTGCAAGCACAACTTGGCGATCGACGTGAACCCAGAGAACGGGTCGATCACCACGCGATTTCCTGACAAGGACATCGACGAACTCGACGCGACGTGCGCGATCCGCCAAGCAGAAGAGGGGCCGTTGCACCTCTGGCGCGTGGGGGAGCTTATGAACATCACGAGAGAACGCGTGCGACAGATTGAAGCCGTCGCACTGAAAAAAGCAGCCAGAAACAACGCCGCGCTGCGTGAGATCCTTCTCGATTTTCTCGAAGAAGATCACACATGCGCCGCGTCGGCTACCGTGGCGGCTATCCGTGCAAAGCGCGGCGTCAAATAGCTTCTGTCAGTGTTGCGGCACTGACTTCGTAATCGAGTGCGGGCTCTGTGTTTTTTGCTTTATGGTGTGTCCGCACATACACCATGAGTGGGGGGTCGAGGCGCATCTTCACCTGCGCCGGATCACGTATCACGTTGCGCGGGATCGTCTGATCTTGTGCGGGTTTACCGCGCAAGAAGCAGGGGATGCGGTGCGCCGTGGTCTTGCCGCGTACGCTATTAGAAGCGCCGACTCACTCACTCACTGCGACATCACAAAATGGAGCCGCTAATGCGATCGAAACGCAAGCTAGACATGCGCGCCGCCGCCCGACACATCGGGCTGGCTGCGATGTGTCAATCATCCGCGGTTGCGACCTTTTTCTCCATCTGCACGTCCAACCAACCGCTTTGGGTCGTCTTCGTTGGCTACACGATTATGACCGCGCTGTTGTTTGCGGCGCTGATGTTGATGGCGCTGGCTATCGCAACCATGATCGGCGGCTCCCATGCAGGCTCCGACTAGCCCGCTGACCCCGTCACAACAGCGCGTGTACGACTTCATCAAGGCGTACATGGAGCAACACAAGTACGCGCCAACCTACCGGGAGATCGCCGCCGGGATTGGCGTTCGCAGCACAAACGGCATCGCGGACCTGCTGCTGTTGATGGAGCGCAAAGGTTGGCTCAAACGCGGTGTGAACCGCGCGCGCACCATCGTGCTGTGGGAGCACGCCACCCCAACCACAGGTGACCCCGACAATGCTGACGCTGTTCAACAGCAGCACACTTGAGTGGACTGCGCTGGTTTTCGCAGGAGTGATGCTTGAACGGGGGCACTACGCAGTGGCTATGGCCTGCGTCTTTGTTGCAGTGCTCTGCACATGGGAACCGCCACACAACGCAGACGAGGACAACTAATGCGCGCCGCTTTCGTACTCTTTTTTGCACTGGCCGGGTGCGCCCCCAACGTGGAGCCAACATGCCCTGTCGGGCAATGCTGGGTAAACGGGTACCACCGCTCGGATGGGCGCTACGTCAACGGATACTGTCGGCGCTGCTAGCCCATGACGTGCGAAGAAAAGGACGCCCTTCTGTCGCTGCTGGCGCTGCATGGGTTTGTGGTCACACACCAAGACGCAGGGTCGGTCGTTATTCGTGGGCTGCACAAATTCGGCGGTCTGCCGAGATACACCAAGCTCGTCCTGCGGGTTAAACACCGCCGTAAAGGCGATGTCTGGCACATCACAGACATTACCGCCTCGGCACATCAACGCTACCGCATCTACGACGCCAACCAGATCATCGACAAGCTGTTTCCACGGGAGGCAGACCACAATGCCAACACCTGATCTTCAAATCAGGCTCGATGCGTGGGCCAAGCGACACGTCACCATCGGCGCGCCTGGGCACCAGCACCTTCTGACTCTCGAAGGTGCGGGTGCGCGGAATGGCAGCGCGCACTTCGTGGATTTTCTATACGCGTTCGTGCGTCCTGGCGCTGACCCACGCGCAAAGTGGCGGGGCACTCGGCCGCGTCTGAGCGAGCTCGACCGCACGGTACCCTCGGTATTCGAGGCTGGTGATCGCGCACAGCCGCGCCCGGTGGTGGCCCTCGCTGCATCGCGGCGCGACGATTGCCGATACGTTCCTATCGACGTGTGTCGCTGGCGCAACCCCAAGCACCGCGCCGAGCTGACCCGCCGAGCGCGCGAGCTCGCCGCAGCGGTGCGAAAAGCGAGAGGTGAGTAATGGCTAACAACATGACAGTCAGCGAGGCGCTGGAGATCGTCAAGCAGCAGATGCGCATTTGGTGCGATCAGTGCGACGAAGAGACGGGCGAGCAATGCCCCGAGACTCCCGTGTGGAAGCTCACGAATTCCAAGCACAACACTCGATCGCTGTGGTGTGAAAAACACAAGCCATCCAGGCGTCACTACGCGGACTTTATCGACCCCTACAAAGGCGCGGCTGCGTTCGCTGTGCTTGTGGAAAAGATCGAGTCTACTTCCGCACCTTCACCCGACGCCGTCACGACGGCCGTCGAGTCAGAGCGTAAAGCATGTGCATCGGTCGCTGACGATCTTGCCAATATGTATGCGGAGAGCCGCGAGGTTCACCGCACGCGTGGCGATAAAGTCACCGTCATGCTCAACGCCGCAAAGAACGCGTGCGCCCAGGACATTGCACGCGCGATTCGCAAACGTGGAGTGACGCGATGAAGTTCGAGTGGGCAGAGCTCGCCCCCGGCCGGTACTCCGCGGTCGTCGGAGACTGGACGCTGGTAGCGTGGACCGCGGCGCACGACAACGCGCACAGAGGGGCCGTGCAGCTTGAAGGCGTCGAGGTGCTCAGGGCGCGTTTCGCCTCGCTCGACGAGGCGAAAGCCGTGGCGGAGCGGTGGGTGCGTGAGTACGTCGCACCGTTCGTCGAGGCTGCTGTCGCGGCAGAGCGGGCGGCGTGCGCGAAGATCGCGGGGGATATCGCGGAGAACAACCTCACCGCGCTCAATCGCCTGTTCGACCCGTCGAATGCAACAGTGCGGGTCGTCGAGGCGCGCATCGAAACCGCCAACGGCATCGCGCAGGCGATCCGCGCGCGAAGGGACGGTGCGAGGTGATCGCTTGTTCAAGGTGGGGCTGTAAAGCATAGAAAGAACAACGATGAAAAAATCACTCGGCAAACTGATCGCATCCGCAGGCGCAGTCATCCGCAACCTGGGCATCGACATCGAGAACCTTGGCGATGCTCTGCCACGGCTGGTTCTGGTAGACAGCTTGGATCTGGCCCGGTGGAAAAAGTGTGAGCAAGAGCTGTCAGCAACCCGTGTAGAGCTGATGCGCATGGAAAAAGAGCTGGACGACAAACGCGCCGCCGACGGAGTATCCCAAGACGACTGGCGTAAGATCGCGATGCAGGCACGCGCCGAGATCGAGGTGCACAGGGCTACGCTTCGGCTTGTAGCATGGTCGTTGTTGAACCCACGCGCACCAATAGTGTTGAAAAACAGTCATGCGGCGAGCACAGTGTCCAACAACGCGTGCGAACTGCGCGACAAGATGGGCGAGACGGACAATCTGTTCTCGCGCAACGACATTGCCGTCATGTACTCAGCACGCGACGTGTTGCCGTAAAACAAAAGGCCGATCGATGACCCCGTTTATCGCAAAACTCGTGTTCGCCGTGGGGTTCGGCATGTACCTGCTGGGGTGGTACTTGCTTGGGTGCTCCAGGGCTGTCCTGGCGCAGTCAACTGACGTGCTCAATCGTGCGAAATACTTCCACGACGAAGCCAACGCGCGGTCAGAGAGTATTTCGCGCATGTTGAGCCAGTACGCGGACCACGCAAAGGCGTTCGAACAATACGAGTTTGGCGCTGCCATGCGCGCGAACGCAGTTATGCGCGAAAAGGACCGGGAATCGTGAGCGGCCCGAGATCACGCAAGGTCGTCGCACGCCGAATCAAACACGTTCGCAGTGAGCAAAAATTCGACCGCCAGTACAGCTACAGAGACGCGCGTCGAGATGAGCGCGGTTTTATTAGGAGGCAGCGTGAAAGGTCTGGCTAGCCTAATCGGCACGATCATTGGCGTAGCGATGGGTGCCATCGCGCGTCTGAAAACAAGGACCGCGGCCAATGCCCTACCGTGAACTAGGGGACAATGGCCCGCACTACGAAAGGATGCCACGCATGGGTGACTCAGCTCCGTTCGCATGGACCGTCGTACTCGTTTTGGTGATCGCGATGATCGTGGAAGTGTGCGGCGAGCACCCTCCCACGCCCGACGTGCGCGTACCGGCGCGTATCACTGTGATCGACTATGACAAAGTGACGATGCCGACAGGCAACCCGCGCGCCCCGCTGACGCAGCTCAGGTCTGCTATCCACGTCGTCCAGCTCGACACGCACATCTACGCGCACGCGACCGAGCGGCAGCTACGTGGGCTACGTCTGTGGCAGTGCGTCTGGGTTCGGTGGAACACCGATCGTCTTCAGTGGGACTACGAGTCCCCGGCGGTGCCCGCTGCGTGCCTGGATTAGCCAGAGCACTCGCCAGCGAGCACTGCTTCAATCCGGTGCGCCAGCCTACGCACCTCGCGCCAGTAGGCCACCCCCTGCCGCGCTACCAATGGCGAGGATGACCGACGCGAGTCGCACAACCCCGTGCGAAACCGCGTAACCGCCCCCTCGACCGACCCGCACACCGCAAACGATCGATCCAACGCACGCGCGGCGTGGAGATGCGTACCCGGTGTGTGCCGGTGCGCCGAGTCGATCGGTGCACCCCAATCCGCCTCATCGCAACCAAGGTGAGTCTCCTTGAACGCGACAGCAGCGATGACCTCTTTCGGTACGTTCGGAGACGCGGCGTGCGCGGCGTCAAGCTGCGCACCAATTCGAGTCTGGTTGCGCTCGATACACGCGCGATTGTCCCTACTCATGTAGGGGTAGATCGCGAGAATGGCGCGAACGATCATAATTCCGGCAGTCATGCCGGTGGCATAGCAGCGAAGTTACCAACCATGCAAGCACGAAAAACGCCGACAAAATACACGAAGCTGGTCCCGACACACGGGGTGTCGCGCACTTCACCTGCACCGCAGAGTGAGAAAACTAAGCGCAAGGCGCGCGGCGAATGGGTCGTCTCGGAGATCCTACGAGAAAAAGTAGCCGAGCTGCCAGCGACGAAACGCGCGCTGAAAAACACAGTGAACGGTGTGTCTATCGCGCTCGAAGACTTCGAGCAGTTCTTCGGATCGCCAGAAAAAATCGCTGCGGAAATCACGCAATCACTAGTGACGCGCGTCATCTCGTCGGTGATCGACGAGATGAACTTGTCCGATGGCTCTCAAGCCATTCACCATATGGCAGCGATGGTGGACAAGCTGTGCCAACCACCAGACGATAGTGAAGCGCCGTCAGGTGAAATCACGTCTATGGACGCGTCACACATGCCGCTGCTGCTTCAGCATGTCGCGGTGTGCGTAGCACGCGAACTGCGGTCCCCGTCACCGCAGGCACTCGAAGCCGCAGAACGCGCGGTCAAAGAAATTTTCGCGTCCGGTGATCCTTGGGCACCGAGCTTCAAAAAGGTCGTACGGTCGTCGCTATGGAGCGCGTTCTCTGACGTGATGCGCTCCCACGCAAACCTGCTGATCGAAGAAGAACTCAGCCGCCTGATCGGATACGCGGTAAGGTGCCCCTATGACGTATCACGGTCGATCACTAGCCGAGTTGACACAGCTCTTGTCGCGGCTGGCGAACTGTCGCACACGAGAAGAAGCAGCGACAGTCGGAAGTCTGGAAATGGTGCAAGCTCGCCTGCAAACGGAAAGCGCCGAAAAGGCGCTTCGCTGCTGGCAGGCAAGCCGACTAACGCAAAGAAGAGACGAGTGAAATAATCGCCGCATCGTTGGGGCGCGTAACCCAAACCGGCGATCCGTTCTTCTTTTCAAGCGCACGGCAGGTTTCGGTCAGCGGAATGCCGTCGATCGTCGCGCACCCGATCGCGCTCTGCCTGCCGCGCCAGACCTGCTTGTCCTCTTCGACACGGTAGTCGAATCGGTCGTACCCCGCGTCGGCCAACGCCAGAAACGGCGCGGCCCCAGGATCACCAGGGCCGCGGCTGTTGGTGTTGTGGCAGTGGGCGAAGATGCCGACCATGTCCTGTCCGCCCTTACCGTGCTCGTCTGCACGAGGGATGCGCGAGAGGCACGGGCCGTTCGCCTCGGGTGCCCAAGCGATCTGTCGCTGGATTCCGAGCGCCATCGTGTAGAAGTCCACGACCGCAACCAACGCTGCGATCTGGTCGGCGTAGAGAACACCACCCGGACCCTGCACGAGCTCGATGCCCATGCTCAGGGAGTTCCACGCAGTAGCGTGCCAGGAGTAGTTCTTCACCACGTCGTTCTGAACGATGACATCGCCATCCAAGTCGATCGTCACGTCCCACGACACCTTACGCTCGGTACGTGTCTGATACCGCGCGAGCACTTCGGCCCGCGTAGAAGCGACCGACCCGGCCGCAACCTTACCCGTAGCCGTTCCGCTCGTCGTGTGGAGTACGATCGCGCGGATACGACGCGTGCGAGGCGTGCTGTCTGTGATCTGCGGGGCGATCTTCGCGTTGTCGAGATAACTGAGCGTCCGCGCTCCGGGGATCTCGACGCTGTGCCCGTTGAAGGGGATCACGTACGCACCCTACCAACGATGTCGATGTTGTTGTTGGCGCACCACTGAATCGCAGCGCGCCCAGCGGGGGTCAGAATGAGTCCGTCGTTCTGCAACTGAGCGCCAAACGACGCGATGGCAGACTCGTGCGTAGGCCGGTACGCGGCGTCCAGCGCGTACCCACCCTCGACCATGCGGGACACGTCGGCCATGCTGGGAAACCCGCCCGTCAGCGCGTAGTGCACTTCCATCTCGGCGCGAATCGCCCACAGTTCGAGACGCCATCGAGCTTCCTGGCTCGTCAGGTAGAGCCAAGCAAACGCGACGTGCTTGTCGATCTGCGCCAGCTCCTTGTCGCCAGAGTGGAACTGCTCTCCGTGCTGGCATTCGTGCGCCATGATGCGCACCCGCGTCAGCGGATCGGTCGGCAGCTTCTTGGGGCGTACCAGAAGCGGGCCGAACATGGTCCAGTAGTTCTCCATCCACTCTTTCGCCGTGGGCAGCTTCGCCCCCAACGTGCGCGCGATCTCGAACCCAGTGCCGATCGCCTCCATCAACGGAACGTCGCTCTTGTTGACGATCATCACGTTGAACTGACGCGCCATATGCGCGTCGTACTCGGCCAGCATCTCGGGCGTAACGTCGTTGATGTTCATGTCAGTTGGCTCCAACGCAGGTCAGCAGAGGGGTACAGGCGTACGCAGGGCGTCCGTACGGGCTGGGGGCGAGGCAGCACGCCAGACCACGGTCTGTGCACCGAGTATCCAGCGGGGCCTTCCTACCCTCCGGGGTGCACACGAACGGGCGTCCCTCGGTCGTGCATCCCATCGACCCGGCGGGTGCGCAGTTGTCCGTGGGGGGAAGCCGCGGGCACCCCGCCAGAACAGCGACAAGAACAGCGAGCAGTGTTTTTTTCACGTCGATGGCTCCTGGGTCAGATCGTAGACTTTGAGCATGACAGGGTAGTCCTCGTCCGGCGAAGGAACCGTCATAATGGTGCCGTCGCTCAGCGTGACTCTGTACCTGCCCTTGTACTCGCCGGGGACAAAAGAGCTCGACTGCGCTTCGTACCCAATCGAGATGGTGCCCTCTGCTGCGTCAACGACCGTAACCGTGATCGCTGGGCTGTGAAGCCTGCCAGCGGGGTTCACAAGTTCAAGAGTCACGCTTGTGATGGTTGTGCCAGCGGGCGCGATGATCCGGTCGTCCCACGGTCGGGTATCACCGGGGCGAATGTGCATCGTAGGGTAGGTCGAGCAGCAGCTCATTTTATCGTCTCCTGCGAGCCGCAAGTCTCACGGCCCCGCGGCTGATTCTGGGCACCGAGTTTCCGGTCGCGTCGATAATAACAACAGCGATGGGGGCGCGTACAGCAGGGGTAACTTCGCAAATAGCAGTGCTGCTGATGGCAGCGACGCCGCCGATTTCGCACGAAACAGACCCGGCGATACTTCCGGTGATCTCTGCCTGACAAAAACTGCTACCCGCTGCGCTGCCCGCGATCTGAACGATCGCAACCATTGCCGCAGAGCACGTACTCGCCCCGCTCGCATTAGCGGTCGCGCGGCCGTAACCGTGCAGACCTGCAAGGGTAGTGGACTGTCCTTGCGCTGTCGCACTCGATCGGGCAGTACCGGCGACAGTACCCGTAACAGTCGATGCGCCAGCCGCGTCTCCAGCAGCAATGGCAACGCCTCGCAGGCTTGCCGCGCATGTAGACGTAGCCGTGATCGATCCCGTGATAGGCGAAGTGCCGCCGCTCGCGATCAGCGTTCCGCTAACAGACGCGGACCCGTTTGCGGTAGCACTAATTGGTGCCAGCCCACGGATCGCAGCAGTGACAACCGCCGCCCCAGCGGCAGTACCGATCGCACGCCCGTACGCAACCAGAGTTGCGGAGGCGCTGCTGGTACCAGACGACGCGCCGACTGCCTGCGCGTCACCGGACACCGTGCCCGTGACCGATGCAACGCCGGACGTGCTCGCGGCCAAACTGCCACGCCCAACTACTGTGGCGTTCGTGGTGGACGACGCCGTGATAGCCCCGGCCAGTGCGCCACGCCCAATGATGGTCGCGCCAACACTGCTTGTACCAGCGGCGCTGCCAGACGCTTGAACGCGCGCGATGAGTTGCGCGCTGACCGTCGCTACGCCTGTAGACGACCCAGCGAGCGCCCCGTCACCAACGAGTGTGGCCGACGTTGTTGCAACGGACGATACAGACGCGGCCATCGCGCCGCGCCCTGTTACCGTCGCACTAGCAGTGCTTGTCCCGGCAATACTTCCGTCGATACGGGAGATCGAAGACAGCGTTGCGCTCGTACTGGCAGACCCGGCCGTACTACCAGCGAGCGCACCGTCACCGGACAGACCAGCAGTTGGCGTAGCTACGCCATTGGTCGTCCCAGCTAGTGTGCCCTTGGCTGAAGCTGTCGCGCTAGCTGTAGACGACCCAGCGATCGTTCCGCTGATCTGACTTGTGCTGCTGCCAGCGTCCCAAAAAGACGCGCCAAAAACAACGTACGCAGATTGGCCGCTCCCTGTAGCGTACGGCACAAGCTGATATGGCGGCACCAACAAGTTGGTGCCGCGCCTATCACTCGCTACCGGGTACCTAAACGGGAGCGCCACGCATTACCCCTGGGTGTAAACGAATGTCCCAAGAATATTGCCCGTGTTGGTCGCAGAGCACATGACCATCATCGCCAAGCACGACGAGTCGTAGATGCGCGGCAGCCCACTGGACACGAGATCCACAGCCCCGCCCACGTTGACGACAGCAATCGGAATTTCAGCGATGCGTCGAAGCAGCGTGATACCAATATCACCCGCTGTTCCAGAGCTGATCGAACACGTCAGCGATGCAACGGCGCGCACGCCCGTGTCACCAGAAGCAAGCGTGAAGGGGAACATTTGGCCGACGGACTCGGCGTTCGCAGGGTGGGTGTAGGTCGCGCTCTGTCCAGCCGTGCCGCCCTGGTTTGTGTAGCTCACCGTCCACGTTGCTCCAGTTGCGCCAGGAGCCGTGTAGACCTCACCCCAGAGCTCGACGCCCGCGCCGAGCGCGGCACCGTTCGCATCGCGCGATGCGATCGTGCCCGGAGTGGTGACGTTCTGCGCGGTCGTGACGACCGTGCCGAACCCAGAGCAGCACCAGATTCGGTCGTAGAGGATGAGCGTGCCGACGGTGGACCCTGCCGCAGCAAGTTTCGCCAAATAGCTGTTGCCAGACACCGGGTTGGTGAATGGCAACGCGCCCGCTGTAGCGTTCGTGGGCGAGTACCCGGACCCTGCTGTGTACGCGGGCGGGTTAGACCCGGCCGCAGGATACCCCGCCGCCTTCCAAAGCGAGTGCCACGTACCGGCACCTTCGGAAGTCTGGCTGGCTTTGAAGAAGTTGGACGGCGGCTTCATCCCAGCGATGGCACCGTCCAAGGTCGTGATTGCCATACCCCCCTTCTAGCACGAAATCACGACTCGATAATGTGCTCGTGCTCCACGATGGCGTGCCCATCGCGCAGCTTGAGATGCTGCGCACAGGGCGTCTGCGATCCGGCAGTAGCGGACGCCTGCACGCACATCGGGCAGCGCGAATCGTACACGTCGCGGCCATCCCAGGTCTTCACCCCGCCGGGGAGCTCTGTCGCTCCCTGCGGAGCGTCCACGCTGATCTGGAGATTCTCCGTGACGACCAGGAAACCTTCGCCACCGACCGTCGCGCCGTTCACTGTCTCGGGCGTGGATCGCATGATGCTCGTGACCTTCATGTTCAGTCCTCCGTGATGGTGATTGCGCTGGCCGCGAACTCAGGCGTGATACCAGCACTGACCGCCAGCGACGCAGTCAGCGCACCCTTGTAGAGAATCTTGCCCGCGCCGGACAAATCCATGCCCACGGCGAAGTGCGTGATGCTGTTGCTACCCGCAGTGCACGGGTCGAACGTGACTGCGGACGTGTTGCTCACAGAGTTGGTCGAAACGGTCCAACCGCCAGCACTACGCGCGACAGCTTTTCGTGCGTACCCCGTGTAGTTGGCCTCGTTCGTAGTCTGCGAACCTGCCTCGCCAGGGTCGCCCGTGTGCAGAGAGACGTACAGGCTCCCAGCCACAGACGATCCACGCAAACCAGTCGCGTCACCGATGCCAGCGATGTTGGTGTTGTTGAAGATCAACAACAGCAAGTCGTTCTCGAACGTATTGCCCTTGCTCATTGGTTACTCCGCGACCGTGAAAGTGAGAGTCGGCACGGACACGCGTGCGCCGACCGGAATATACGTGGACGATCCGGGGAATTCCATGTCAGCCCCGCTGCCAAGCGGGCCAACGGTCCCCTGGATGATCACCGTGGTGTTGTCCGACGCAACAACACGAAAAAAAGAGGCGACGCCGCTGTCATTCGCGCTCAAATCCGTCGAAATGGCGTTGGCAGTAGCCACCCCAGCCACCGCAGACGCGAACGCCGTCGCGCCAAGCACGCACTCAGCGAGGAGAGTCTGGGCGACCAGCGCATCGTTTGGCGTCGTGGGCACGGTACCGGCATAAATGCGCAAAAACGCGTTGTTGCAGAGCGCAGCAATCGCGTTCGCACCAGCGTTTCGTGCAGCCGTAGACGCCTTCGCCACCTGACTACTCCGATTTGCGCCCGCGCTCGACGCTGGCTTCGACGGCGGTCTTCACCAGCTCGTCCACCTTGCTTCGATCGCCGCCCATGTGCGCGAGAAGCTCCTCATAGGCGGGGCGCGCCTGCGACTTGACCGCAGTGATCGCCTGATTGAGCACGAGCTGGGCGGTTTCCTTGTCCCAGGTACCCGGTTTCTGCGGGTCTTTGAGATCGCGCACGTTGTTTGCCGTCTCGGCAACCACGTTGCTGGCGATCAGAGTGATCGTCTCGACCGCGTCGCGCACCTTGCCAGCCTTCAGTCGGCTGCGGATCAGCGGCACGACGAACATCGTGACGAGCAGCACGAGGATTTCGAGCAGCGAAGAGATGAGTTCGGCTGTTTTGTTGTTCATCGTACGGACCTGTTTCGAACAGTCGCTTCGAGGTTGGTCAAACGCGTGTCCATCGACTCGCCGCGGGACCGATATTCTTGCTGCGAACCGTCAACTTTGACTTCCAGCACGCGCAAACGCTCGCGGGTGTCCTCTTGCTGATCCAGCTTTCGTGAAATGCTGTTGATCTGGTCAGCAAACTGCTTTCGCGTCTCGCGAAGCTCAGTCTCAATCGCCCCTTTCCACGTTGACGCGGTGATAATCGTGCCCGCGCCTGCGATCAGGTTGGTCGCGATCAGCCCAATCGCCCATGCGGGCATCTTGATTCCGTCGTCAGCGGCCATTTTCGCCCTACCAGTGTAGCAGGTTCTCTAAAAGGTCGCAGCAGGACTGAAAAAAACAGCCAAAACAGGCGTCAGCGGTGTTTTCGAGAGCGTTCCCACCGTAATCCACACGTCGAACACGTACCGACCGGGCGGGATGTTCGCCGTGGCGCTGGCCGAGATGGCAAAATCAACGACGTTGGGGCCATCCGACGGCTGCAACGTGCCGGTCACGCTCAACCGAGTGAAGTTCGCCGCAGTGTTGTCGCGCACGGTGAGCACAACGGTGTGCCCAGCCAGTGCGACAGGCACCCCGTTGGGGTAGTGCGCGATCACCCGCACTGTTTCCGTCTGTCCGATGCGCAGGGCGAGCGGAGACGGCCACGCGATACGATCGCTGGAGCTCGGGGCGTTGCCGAACGTTCCGTAAATCTTCTGCATGGCTACCTCAGAGCACCGGCTCGATCTCGGAGGAAAACCCTGTTTGGGCTGCGTTGGGCTCGTTGTCCCCGGCAATCGCGATTGCGTGCACGATCACAAGGTAGTCTCGCAGCCTCCACGGGGCCGTCCCGATGATGTTCTGGGTGTTACGCATGGACGGGTACTCCGTTCCGCTCGTCTCCCAGATCGTTGCGAAGTAGTCGGTGAACGTGTCCAGCGCGACAGGGGAAGCAAACGTACCCGTGTACCACCCTGTAGTGGTCACGTTCACGTCCACGTTGGCCTGAGACACGCCGCCAGCCCACAAACGGCACTTCACGGTGCGGGCCTGGTTGCCGCTCCAGTAGAAACGGACGCCAGAGCAGCTCTTCCCGGTGGTCATCGGGCGGAACTTGATACCAAACGTCCAGTTACCAGCGGTCATGCCAGCATCAGTGTTGAAAAGCTGCTTGATGAAGTCGGCCCAGGACGCCGGAGCCGAGTCAGACGCAGCAGTCGCAACGGGGCCGACCATGATATCGACCGTGGTCCCGCTGACCACACGCATCACGGTGCCGATGGGGCGCACAATGGTGCCCGGTGTATCGGCCATCTGCCCGTCGGTATCGCTCGCATACACGATGTCGCCCACCGCAGGCGACCCTGTGACGGTCACGTTCGGCACGTACCCAGCGACCGCCACGTAAACCATCGTGTTCGTAGCGGACGGGGTGGTGCCTTTCACCGAGTTGAGGAGCACACCAACGGTCTGATCGACAGAAGCGGTGGCGTCGCCAAGGTCAACCAGCCCGATATTCGGCACGTACTCTTCGCCGGGGAGGCTGTTTTTGATCTTGGTGGCCGAAACAAACCTCACAAGATCGCCGTAGGCGAACGTCGAGGACGCTGCGGTGTACCCCACCACGCGGATCTGCTTCTTGCCCGCGTCGATATCCTTCAGCGCGGCGGTGATTTCGGGTGCCCACCCGTCAGTACCGGCTTCATCGGCCTCGCTGGGGGCTGGAAATCGCAGGTCGCTCTTGAATGCGCGGATGCCGAGCACGACAGAGTCGATTTTCTGGGTGGTCAGGTCTTTGTTGACCGTGAGCCGCACCAGATAGGTGCCCTCTTTTTTCGGCGTGAGGGTGCACGACGAAGAAGTAGGCGACCCCAGCGCGTCTGCCGCACCGTCAGGCTGCTCCAACAGCTCCCACAGATACGTGATTTCCCCGCCGGTACCGACGTTACTCAGCGTAGCGAGGGTGTCGATCGGCATATCTGTGTCGCTGCCGGTCTGACCATTGATCTGAATAAGCGCCTGTACCATCGGGTTACCCTCACATCACACGAAGCGCGCCGATGATTCGGAGCGTACGGTTCGAAGCCGCGGTGTGTCGCGTAGTCACACCGGCAGCTTGATTGATGGGCGCGACGGAGATCCGCACGTACGGCTGCCCAACCGCTGCGCTGAGTGCAGGCAGCGCGGCAGCGCCGTTCACAATCGCCTGTTCGGCACCCGTAAGGTTGCCGAAAATCACGTACGTCTTCGCCAGATCCAGCGTAGCGGCAGGATCAACGACGCCGCCGAACGCTGTAGCGGAGTCAACCGAGGCTGCGAACGCGACATCGGCCGATGTCAGCAGCGCGGGGGTCATAATCCACACGTCCACGAAGGCAGCGGCACCATTGTTCCACCCAACGCCGCACACTTGGAGCCCCTCTGCGCCCATCACGCTGAACGAAGTGGGGGCACCCGGCGATCCAACCGTACCGAGCACCTCCGTAACCACCCCAAACGGGATGATTCCGTCGAACCCGGCAATGGTGCGAACGTCTTGGATCTCAGTGTTGTTGATGGCAACAACAGCAGGGCCAACGTAGATGACGGCGATCGGTACGTATCCAGGCGTAGCGGACGGCACAACCGCCGCACCAACGCCAGCAGCCACGCCCGTCTTGATGCCAATGGCCGTTGTAGAGGGAGCGGGGTCCACGACGGTGCCCGTCTGCCCCGACATATCCCAACTCAGCGTCTTGTTGACGAGGGTGGCGGCAAACTCACCCGTACCCGTGTCCAGTACGTCGCGCGACGCAGAATCCGTCACGTCGCGGACGTACTTGACCTCGATCAGATCGTACCGTTCCTGCCCAGGACCGGGGGCGGCGGCGAGCGTGACAGTCTCGTCCGCGCTGAGATAGACCGGCTTGTACCGTTCAAGGTCGTCAAGCCCGCTGATCGTGCTGATCGAGGATGGCACAGACGTGCCGTCATCCATGAACCCGAAACCGGATTTGATGACCACGTCCATCGAAGCGGGCGACGCTTCAACGACTCGAAACGAGTTGCGCAAAAACCCGTTCACGATGTTCGGGGAGATGTCCGCGCCAGACGTTCGCTGGCTGAACAGGTACCGAAACATGAAACGCAGGGTTTCACGCTGCCGCGATTGCAGCGCATTGATGTCGCCAGAGAGCGGGCGCTCTCGTGCGTTGATAATCGTGGCGTCGAATCGCTCAGTCATCACGTAACTCCGTTGACTTCGATCCCGTAGGAAATGCCCGCTGCTTTCACAGCGTCGAGTGTTTGCGCGAGGCGCAGGTAGAAAGACGACTTTCCAGCGTCTTTCCCGTCGTACGCGCCGTTTTTGATGTAGTCAGACGGGACAGTATCGTACGCAGTTTGCGCTCGCCAGCCCGTTGTATCCCCGATCGTCACGGTGTGGTCCGCGAGCGTCATAGCAGTGTCGTCGTACGCCATGCCCCGGTACGTGACCGTGGGCAAATTGGGTACCTGCACGATGAATGCGCCGCGGTAGTCCTTGCTGTCCAGCCATCGGTTCTCAAGTGGGTCGCCCGGACGCCGATAATCGTAGACAAACTGGTTTCGAACGTAGGGCGGCTGCGGAGGCATCGTTGCCGCGTACGTCGGGGTACCGGCGTTTGGCGACGGACCATCCCAGCACTCCTGATATTCGTGTTGGAATGTCTCGCGCAGCGTGTACACGAGATCAAAGGGCTGAAGAAGCTGCGCCAGAGCGCGGTTCACCGCACCCAGCGAAACAACATCCGGCAGCTTGATTACGCGCCACCTGTACTGGTCGTCTGTTTCTGTGTTGTGCCGAGAGATCCCGCGGTCTTTTCCGATCGCGTCCAACGTGGCGTGCTTACCGCCGGACATCAGTGCGCTGGAAGACACGCTGATCGTGGCGTCCCCGTAGGGCGGGTCGAGAATCAAGAACTCGATCTCGTCCAACCAACCCTGCGTGGTGTTCCCGCTGATGATACCAGTGACGGGGCCGGGTAGATTCCACTGCGGCGAGGGCTGGCTCGCGCGTACATCAACAGTGATGCTCGCAATACCAACCCCGAACGTGTTGTCTTTCGTCGTGACAAACCGGCGGTTGCCGATCGACGACTTGAAAACCGACCCTGCTTTGACAGTAACTTCTGCCGCTACCGTAGTGCGCGTCAGCGTCACTGTGCCTGTGGCGTATGCTCCCCCCGTAGCGTAGATCGCGAACAGCCCACGCTCGACATTGGCAATGGCCGACGAAACGCGCTCTCCAACGGCCGCAAACGCCCGGAAAAACTCGTACCCGCTGCCGTTGTTTTCGTACGCCTTCAGCGGTGCAATGTAGCTGTCGGGGAAAATGCGGTCGAAGAGGCGCAGAAACCCGCTGGCGTCGATCGACTTAACGTCGTCCGTCATCGGTACACCGTCCCGCTGTGCACAATGTTGATCGTTGCAGGCAGCGCGCGCAGCACTTGCAGCTTGCTCGCCTCGATATCGCCAGCGGGGCTGATGATTTCATCGCCTGTCACGCGCAAACCCTGGATCGCGCGCAAAACAGCGTAGAGCTCGCTGACAACAAGATCCTGCCCAGGGGCCAGCTCGTTGATCTTCGCGAGAATCTTCGCCTTCGCCGTTGTAGCGACAGCGTCCACGTCCACACCAGCCTTGAACTTCAAGATCATCGTGACGCCCACGATGACCACAGACGCTACTCGGACGCTCACGTACATCCCAGCGGGGCGGTACTCAGTGAGCGCGCTCTCAACCTCGTTGACGAGCAACGCACTCTGCGTCTGGTACGTCGGCGGGTCTTCATCCTGCGACGCCAGCACGTCTGTGAACGTATCCGCGATGATCAAATCCACGAAGCGCGCGGGCAACCCAGCCTCATCGCTACCCTCGAAGACGCTAGCGGACTTCACACCCTCGACAGTGAGCGCGCCAAACCGCACCGCAGCCAACGTTCCACGCCGCGCAGAGACGAAAAAATCTCTGGCGCGCGAACGCAGGTCGTTGTCCGACTCCTCGTCGGACGCTCCAACAGACGCGACCGTGTTGGTGACAACAAGATCAGCCGGTGCGCCAGCCAGCGAGTCCTTGATGCTGTTGATCGCGCCGATTTTGACCTGCTGTTCTGCGCCAGCCAGAACAGACCGGCAGGATGCCGTGATCGGTCCCGTGCTTCCCATCGGAAAGTTCACGCCGTCGTACACGATGAACTCTCGCCCATCGCTGGTACCGACGCGCGTGCCCTGTGGGATGGCAAACGCGCCGAGCGTAGGCGTGGTTGTGGAAAACTCCACATCGACGAGTGCCGGGGCCGCGGACTTTCGCACCATCCCGCCGAACCTGTCAAAAACAAGTCGGTCGAGCTTCTGCCCGCGCGCCGAGTCGAGGAACTGCCCCGCTGCGACCGCGGTAATCTGCGCGATGCACTCATCGCCAACGGCAGCAATCGCGGCCGTGATCGCGTTGGCGTCCGATCCATCACGCTCAATGACAGCCTTGGTGATCTTTTTCGAGATCCCAATGATGGTGTCACGAGCAATGCCGAACAGGTCGCGCTGAGAGGGGAAGTCGGCCATATCACACCACCGAATCGGACTTGATGTCGAAGTTCATCGTCTCGCCCGTGACCCTTCTTGTAGCACTGATCGTAATGCTCAGTACACCATCCTGGGTGGACTGCGAGACGGACACAACCGCAGACGCAACGTCAGGCTCGGACAGCACTTCCCGCTCGACAGCGTTGCGCAACTCCACGAGATCCGTGATGCGCAGCACTTCTTTCGGCTGAAGCCCGAGGCCAAAAAGCCGGTTGCGAAGGTGTGCAAACTCACCCTGCGCCGTCGTAAGGCGGCGAATGATGATTTTCTTTAGCAGCGCAGTCCCAGACTCCACGTCCAGATCACCCCCGGCTGTGAAACGAAGAATTCCGCCGATCTCGTTGTTGCTGTTGGGGACGCTGCGAATATCCGAGGGGTCTTGCCGCCTGCTAAACTTCTTTGCAAGCGTCGCGCACCCTTCGATGTCGAAGGTGCGCGCCCCACCAAGCACGCGAAGCGTGTCGTCGAGGATATCTCCGAAAAGAACGCGCACTTTGCCTGGGTATGCGGGCATCTTTTGCAGCAACGCGATGTCGAACTGTCGCATCGACGACCCTTCGACCATCGCGACGCCAAGAACAACCTGCTGCTCGCCAGTAATCAGGTTCGTGATTGTGTACGACCCTGGGTTGAACACAGACCCGGCCTTTGTTTCAGCCAGATCGGCGCACGGGTACGTAGTTGTGAAACGAACAGCCTGATCGCTGACCGCAAAGACATCTTCGATCTCGAAAACACCCAGGGCCGCGGCGATCCCAAACGCCCCAGTACCGAACGCAGAGATTCCGTACGATGCGCTCATCACTCACCCTTGATCTTGGTCGAGAGGTACGTTGTGCGCGCGTTCTTGAACGTGTCGATCGTCAGATTGAACGCGTCGATCGCGAGCCCAAGTGCAGTTCCCGCGGGCGCGAGAGCCGGGACTGCCCCACCGGCAGCAGTCGCGTAGGCTTTGATCGCGAGCATGATGACTTTCAGAGCGTCTAGAAAAACTCCGAGTGCGTCGGCGTACGTCTCGCCGCGAACAAAGCTCTGATTGGCAGCCTGCATCTTCACGACGTTGGCTGTCATGGTAAAATCTGCATTTTGGGCGATCATCACCAACTTCGCCCCGCCTTTTGTCTTGAGCACAACGTTAGGCGAAACGTCGGTGTTGTCGCTCCCAGTTCCGCGCGCCTCGGAGGGTGGCGGATACTCGGTGTTCCAAATCTGTCCGATGATCACCGGGCCTGCGTTGGGATCGCCCTGTGGCACAACGACAACAACAAGGTCGCCAACCTCAACAGCAGGCCAGAACCCATAGGACGGGCCGGTGTACAGCGACGAAATCATCGCCGTCTGCTCTTCGCCCGTGGGGATCATCGTTACGTCGGCAAAAAAGCCTTCGTTCTCGTCGTATCCAACGTCGGTTACGCGAGCAAGCGCCACCCACACACGCGGATCGACGCCAGGGCGCGCGACCAGCCTGGAAAGCCGCCCGATATCGATTGTGCGGCGAGCTCTAGCGACCATTTGTCCTCGGGCGGTCGGGTACGACAAGCTGGGTGACGGTTGTACCGTTGGTGGATTGGTTGCCGCCAACGTCGTACCGCACAACGAAGTAGTTCTGGAAGTCGATACCGACGCTGAACCCGCTCTGGGACCAACCAAGGCTCACAGACGACGCGCGAAACACGCGCTGGAGCTGGTTGACCGCCCCACGCTGTGCGGCGGCAATAGCGGCGGCGAGATTTGGGTCGCCCACACGCCGCTGGATCTCTTGAACGAGCTGCTCGTACGGCATCCGGTAGAAGTCGTTCGTGGTCGAGGTGATGCCAGAGATCGTACCCACAGGATTCGCAGCTTGATCGATGAAAAACTCGATCGCGTCACCGGGGCGAATGCGCAGCAGGTCGGGGTCTTCGTTCGACCCACCGAAGCTGGCGAGATTCTTCGTATCGACGTGCCCGCCGATCTCGTTTCGCCCGATCTCTTCGTATAGACCACGCGCAATTGCGGTCAGCCGCTCTACGTCCGTGATGCCATAAACAGGCACCGTGATGATCTCTGCTTGATCCTCGCCAGCACCAGGGGCGGCGACGTTGCGTGCCGCGTTTGCGTGCGCCTGTTGCGCACGAGGATCGCGAACCTGTCCGCGCGTTGCAGCAGGGGTGGGCGACGACAGCCTGCGAGGCGGCACGAGCGGCCACCGCGCCTCAACAACCCGCGTGTCTTGCCCACCCGTCGGGTCGGCCGAAACGCACCGCACAACCTTGGGCTTCTGGTTGCCTGCGAACTTTCGGTTGAACGTCAGTTTTTCGATGTCGCGCCCGTAAACCATGCGGCGAAAGGTGTACGGCGTGCTGCCGTCCATCAGACGCGGCTCGTCGGGGTCGAACGGCGTGGCCTCCCGATCGTTCGCCGCACGCCTACCCTCACCACGCGCGATACCTGTCTGCTCGAACAAGGTGCGCACCGGCTTGATCGTGAGCGTACGCCCAAGAAAAACAGGCACCGCGCCCACGAAGAAGCACAGCTTGACGATCAAATCCCAGTAGCTCATGTCGCCGCCGCCCCCTGCGTGGGCAGGAGATCCCGCCCGCCTACCACGCGCACCACGGCGATGCCGCGGTACAAGCTGCTGGGGTAGACACCCTGGAATGACACCGTTTGCCCAATCACTCGGAAATGCTCTCACCCTCAGATGAGAGCTCATCGGGTGGTGAAAGATAATCGCCTCCACGATCTCGTTGATCGGAAGGTCCATCGGCAGCTTGTTGACGAACCTGGGGTCGATCGGGCTGTCCAGCAGCATCCCGCGCAGGTCACGCCCGCGAATCGAGATTTCTGCCCCGCTGCTGGAGAAGTCGATGTCAGCTTCGTCAACGACGCCGACCATCATCAGCGTCGATTCGTTGGGCGACCCGTCGTCGTTACGCGTGCGAAGCAGGCTGGTCCGTCGGTTGGCGGGCACACGATCCTGCACACCGCGCGCGTAGTCCTGCGCCGGGACCGTGCCGAAATGGATCTCAGCAGCCATCGCGCGCAGTGTGCGCGGGTCAATCGGCATGTCAGCGAAGTCGAACTTGATGTCGAACGTCGCTGCCTGACGGACGCTGGGAAACTCAACCGAACAGCTCTTGGGCTGTCGGTTCATAATGAACGTCTCTCGCCCTTCGTCGCTCACAACGTCAGGGCGTGCCGTCTTTCGAAATGGGTCGGGGCGCGACCGACTGCGCCGCGTCGGTACGGTAGGTACATCGTCGAGCGTAGACGCCAGCGGAGGCGGGTTGGCGACGCGCCTGAGCAACGCCTCGTCGAAGCGCGCCGTGAAGTTCACGACGCAGCTTGGGTAGTAGACGTTGTTACGGTTGGCCGTCACTGCCGCACCTCTTGAGCACGACGGGGCACATAGATGATCTGCCCAGGAGCCAGTTCTGCTGTCTGAAGCTGGTTATAGACCATCAGATCGCGCCACTGATCGTTGCTGCCGTAGTAGGCGAACGACACGTCGCGTAGATCATCGCCTGCTCGCGCGGTGTAGACACCCAGAATCTCTTCATCCACGACGTTGATCGCGTCAACGGTGGACGCTCCCTCGCGGCCGAGCTGGTTGTACTGGGACACCAACCCGCGCCGCCACGACTCAGCGACGAGGTACTCCCCAAACCCCAGAATCGGCGTGATCGGGGAGAGCAGCGTAGACTTGCTGATGTCATACAGGTCGTCGAACGACTTGACGTTGAACATATCTCCGATCGGCGTCTCTGCGATTTCAACCGCCGCCGCGTAGGCGCGGCTTGCGACCGACGTAATGGCAGACGACGATCGGCTGATCGCATCCCCAGCGGACGTGATCGTGCTGAACTGCGCGTTGACGCTGTCCTCGATACCCGTCACAGCCGTTTGCACGTCAGCAAACAGGTCGTTGATCCGGTCAAGAAAATCCGGGTCGGCATCGAAGTCGGGGGTGCTCGCCGTTTCGATGTCCTCGGCACGGCGGCGCATTCGGCGCGCGGTGTTCGACGCGTCAGTGTCGTTGACGATCGGCACGGAGACAGGGGCGGCGTTGCTCGTCCATTTGAACGACATCGACCACGCAACGTCACACGTATTGATCCAATCGTGCTTGAACGACTCAATGTGTCCGTACCGCCGCCTGCGCCCCCAGGTGACCTCGATCAGCGTGCCAGCGCGTGTCATCGACTCGCACAGGTCCACCAGCGCGTCGATGTCCTTGATCTCTACGTTGTTCAAGAACGCCATGCCGCCGCGTCCAATGAACTTGAACTTCCAAGTGCCGCCGATGCTTGTGCCACCTTCCTCCGTGCCGAGCAGCGTGGACGTAGCCACCGGGTTGCCCTGGTAGTACGTGATCTCCATGCGCTGCTTGACCTCAAAGGAAAGCTGTCCTTGAGGCAATGCGCGCTGAGTCAGACGCAGCTCTCGACGCTGCGCCCCGACTTCGCGAATCACTACGGAGGGGATGTTGTCCGTCATGGGCGACTCTACCTATGCACGCTGAACAGCGGGTCGAACCCGGACTGCAACCGGCGGTCAGCCATCGCTTCGAGATCGGAGGCGAAGGCCACAGCGATTCGGTCTGGGTCGAACCCGTCCGCGAACTTCTGGTTGATATCAAACCGGCTGTTTCGAAAATCGTTGTGCACGTTGCTCCCGCCGCGTGCTGTAGGTGCGCCGCGCCTTCGACCGGCAGCAGTAGTGGGAGACTCGCCCGCCGCTGTAGACGGCCCGTTCAGCGAGCTCATAAGCTGATCGATCGTCCCCAACAGCGGGTTGTTGACCATGCCGCGGCCTGCGGCAGCCTCCATCCTGCGCCCGAGACGCGCCAAAATGTCCGAGATGAAGTTAATCAGCATCGTGAGCGCGGTGATAAGTCCGTTCACAACTGTGGTAATCGGCCCACGGAACCTATCCCACAACCAAATCGCCGCCACCGCGAGCCCGCGCAGCAGGGGTAGCAAAAACATGCCGAGGTTGCGGAACAGCCCACCAATCGCTTCGCCAAGCGCGGCCAACCCAGGCTTGATCGTCTCGTAGATCGAGTTGATGACGGGGTAAATGCCGTTCAAAAACTCGGAGATGCCCTGTGCCACGAACGAGATGCCGTCAACAAGCCCAACGAGCGCGCCCTGCGCAACATCCGCAATCGCGCGGTTCAGCACACCAAAAATGGCGATGATTGGGCGCAGCATAGTCAACACCCACCCAAACAGCACCGCCAAGCTGTTCACGAACCGTTCGATGAACTCTGTGCGACTGCCGAGCTCCATGAACGCGCCAGCGAGAATTCCAACAGGCCCAAGCAGCATTCGCCCGATCAGCGCGACGCCGCCAGTACGCATGTTGTGCGCTTCTTCACTGTCGCCTTGGAAACTCTGACCAAAACGCTGACCCCACGCAGTCATGCGCTCTTGAATTTGGGCGAAAATCGGCGCGTTGCGGATGGTGTTAACCATCCGCTCGAAATACCCCATCGCGACTCGAATTCCGCCGACGATCCCCTCGCTGATGCTGCGGCCAATCTCGATGATCTTGTCCTGTGCTTGATTGAGGCGGTCATTGAACGCCGACAGCCCTTGCTTCGCAAAGTCGAAGAACGGGCGGGTAATGCCGCTGGCAATCGTCGAAGCCGTCGCGTTGATGGAGCCAGAAATAGCACTCCACGACTGCGCAGCGCGCCCAACCATGTCGTTGAGCCCGCCAAACGCGTTTTGCATCACCTCAAAACGCTTCTTCTGCGACAACCTGTTGAACGACTCAGCCGTGAGCTCTGTCTCGTTTCGCGCGCGGCGTGCTGCGTTCACGAATGGCAAAAACTGCTGCCACGTCGCTACGTCGGCTCCTGCGCCGCCAGTGCCAGCACGCATCATCAGCGCCATGTCGCGGCCGATTTGGTCAGCGTCTACACCGAATGTACGCCCGATCGCTGCAAACCGATTCGAGAACTCCACCATCCGGTCCATGTTGTTGTCCAACCCGGACGCGAGATGGGGCAACCCAGCGCGAAACACCGAGATATACTCGGACGCCTCACCTGGGAGCGGCGCGGCAGCGCGGTTGATCTGACTCATCACGCGGGACGTGAGAGCAAGACCTGCGTTCATGTCTGGCACAAAGCCGAGCGCCTGGAGCGTACCGGCCATTGTGTTGTTCAGATCCTCCGATTGGGAGTGCATCTGCATGATCGGGTTGTTTGCGCCTAGCGTCGCTCCGACGTTCTGGATCGCACCAACAAGCGTGTTGAACGACCCAGCAAGGCCCATGATCCCCATGCCCCCGCCGCCGCCCTGTAGACCTTGAAGCAGCGCGGCCATGCCGCCCCCACCAGCCATACCAGCGAACGCGCTGTTCACTGCTTGGCTGGACTGCTGCGACTGCTTCTCAGTCTTCTTGAACAGCGACTTCACGCGCTCAAGCGCGTACGCCATTCGCGTGACTGTCTTGCTGGTCTTATCGAGCACCTGCAAGACGACACCGACGTTGTACGCCAGTGCTACTGCCTTGGATGGTGCCTCGCCGCCTTCTTCAGCCATTGTGTTACCTCAGTCGTTCGATCCTGGGACACGCGTCTCCTCATCGAGCAGCGAGGCAATGGCGTCAGCAAAGGCTTCTAGGTCGCGCCGTTCCCATCGCAGCAACTCCGACGCCGACGTGTGTCCGTATCTGGCAGCAAACGCGATCAGCTTCCAAGTGTCTTTCAGCCCCTCACCGCCATCACGCGCGTGGTAGGTGAGCAGGCCGATCGTTGTTAGGTAACCTTTGTTTTCTTCGTCTTGAGAAAATTTCGGGAGTCCGATTCTCCCGCCATGTTGGCTTCGCCGTACGCGGCGATCACGAGGTTGCGCAGCTTCGGCCCGATGTCCCGCCAAGCGCGGTCGGCGCTCTCATCCGCGGTCGTAATCGCCGTGTCGTTGATGCGCACAAGCGACATCTTGGCGAGCTGAAAAGCCATCGCAGTGCTGTCGCCACCAGCACGCTTGGCAGCGATCATCTCGTCCTCGGGGCGAAGCTCGCGCACACAGATCGTGGTGATCTTGCCCCAGGCTGTGTCCTGCAAGGCTTCGGGGACATCGTACTCGTACGTAACGTTCGGCATGGTGTGGCTCCTTTTGGTCGGTCAGGTCAGACCTCGGTGCAATCGCTGCACACGAAGTCAAGCGAGGTGGACACGTAGTCGGTGCGCGACCCGATGTTGACCGGGATCTCACCGAACTCAACGTCGGGAAACACCACACGCAGGCGCTCCCCGTTGTTGTAGTTGATCGTCGCCTTGATGTTCACGGTCACACCCGGCGTGCGACGCTTGGCGCGATCAACGAGGCTGCGAAACATCTCGAAGAGCGTCTTCTTCTCGTGGTGGATCTCGAAGCTGCCCGAGATCCCCTTGAAGATCGAGTCCTTCCGTTCGGTACGCTCGCCAAGGTAGCCCTCGGACTGCGTCTCCATCTCGTACTTGAACTCGAACGACTTGATGTTGGCGATGGCGTCGAGGGGCTGGCCGTCCTTGACCAGCGTAATCTCGACTTCCTGACCACGTACACGATTGCTCGGCATGGCTGCGACTCCTTAAAAAGAACAGGGCTCGTTCAGTGTTTTACCGAACGAGCCCTATCCCGACAAGATGGTGCGGCTCTCACCCCCCGGCCGACCAAGGGGTACATGACGAAGCTACCCTATCAAGGTAGCTTCGTCAACGTCAGGTCGCGGTGACGTTGACCGACTCGCCAATCTCCGTCTGGAGAACAAACGAATCGATGCTGCCCAGCAGCCGCACCTTCACGATGATCGTGTGGATGCCGTCCGCGCTGTCATCCGCGGTATTTCCGCTGCTGTCATCGACGAGGTACCCGTCGATGCGCTGCGCAACCGGGTTGTTCTTGGAGAGCAGCCCCTCCAAGAACGCCACGACCTCCGAGCTGGCCGTGTCCTTCAACGCCTGACGCGCGACGTTCTTCGACAACAGGTTCAGCCGCGCGGCGATCGAGTCCTGCGTGTAGTCAGCCATCCGGCGGCGAGAGATGTTCTTTTCACCGGATGTCAGGCTGCTGGTGATGCCGCTCTGGAAGATCGGCCCAGCGATGCGGTCGAACCGAACCCCAACGATCCCGTACGATCGGAACGTCGTGTACTCGGCAATGGTCAAATCCGGCGTCCCGCGCGCAAACGCGGTGATCGGAGCCATGATCGTCGGCACGGGCTCCGACGCCTGACCGGGGTTGTTCTCGGGGGGCAGGTTGGCCTCAACCGAAGCCAGCCAAACGTCCGCGCTGTCATCGAGGTACCCATCCGTCGTCGTGGTGGCGTCCGAGCAGTCAATGGTGGACCCCACCGCCTCGGGCACAAAGTGCCGCACACCCGGCCACGCGTAGTCCACGCGCTCATCGCGCGCGTACCCGACGCCGCCAGACCCCGTGCTGACCGCGGTGTCAACGGACAGCATCGTGAGCTTGGGCGACCAGATCGCGCGACGGCTGAGTCCGCGACCGGACGCAACCTTGACGTGCGACTTCAGCTTGGTCGCGATCGTGTCGCTCTTTCGAGCCGCGACCACGATGTTGATGTCACGCGTCGGGTCTTTGTCCGACAGCAACGCGTCGATGGCCGACGTGTATCGGGCGTCCAGCGTGGCGCTCGACGCGGCGTTCACGCCGTGCACCGCCGAATCATAGGTGAGCGCAGTGGCAGGCGCGGTCTTGGCACCCAGCCCAGACAGCACATCCCACGAAGACGCGGTCGCGCTGTCCGGCACGATGGTGGGGGCCATGATCGTCGCCGCAACGATAGTGGCGTCGAGCGGGCGGGCGATCACCGAGTAGCCGTTGGCGCTCGTGATCGCAACCTTGCGGCCGTCCACGTAGCCAGAATCGGCGTCGCTCCCCTTGTGAATACGCCAGGGGAGCGAGCCCTCCGTCGTAAACGCGAAGTTCGCGCCGTCCATACGCTCAAGGGTCAGCGTGGTAGCGCCGCCGATCGCGTTCACACGGAACGTCTGCGCGTTGGAGCCCAGGCTGGTGCCGATGACACCAACAACGATCACGTCTCCAACGGAGATCGTACCGTCGTTGAACGCGCCGCTGGCCGCGGTGAAGGTCTGCGTGGCCGCAGCACCAGCCGTCGTCACAGACCCGTCCGTCCCCGTCTTCAGCGGAGCCGTCGCGGTGAACTGAACCGTGCGCGCGATACGAACACGGTTGCTGCCGCTCTTGAACTCGCGCCCAGCCGCCACAGCCGCAGCGGTCACCGGGACGACAGGGTTGGTGTTCGTCGTACCCTTGTTCGTCGGCAGGTCACGCCAAACGCGGATACCCTTGTTGGTCGTGCCGCTGGGCGTGATGTTGTCGATCGGGCAGACGATCAGGCGGGGGAAACGCTTGTTGCGCAGCGCGCAGTAGCCGTTGCCCAGCGTATCGCCAAAGTCTCCGATCGTGGCGTCGAACCCGCCCAGCTTGGCGACGAGATCCTGACCGGATCGAATCTCCACCGGCACGAGATTGCTGGAAACGTCACCGTTCGCAGCGACCTTCGTTGCGTAGCTGGCGTCCACGAACTCGCCAACCAACGCAACAACACCTGTCGCAACGCCCGAAATACCGCCACTGGGCGGCAGATCGACGATGACAACACCCTCAATCTCCGTCAGAACCGAGTTGTCCGGCCTGTAGCCGAATCGTCGAATGAAGCCCGCCATTAGCCGTCTCCTTTTTAGCCTTCAACGTCCAGCTTGATTCGAGTGTTCAGCGGAGCGAACGGTCCCATCAGCCGAAGCACGGGAATCGTAGCGCGAATCGTGAACGTGCACGAAAAGATCCTTCGCTGGGCGTCCTCGGGCGAGTCGTTTTTTCTGGACGATGTTACCAGAAACGACGCGAAAACTCCGTGGTAGTACGGAATCTTCATCCTAAACCCTGCCATCCAATCGACAGGGTTGAAAAGATCACGCATTCCCTGCTGCATCAAGGATCGCTCGACCGGATCGTTGGCGAACGCCTCGACGGTCAAGGACACAGCCAGCTCGGACGCCTTCAAAAGCAGGTAGTTTTTACCAGTGAGAGAGTCTTGGATGCGCTCGGTGGACCCGTTGTACGCCATCCCAAGCCCGTTCGCCTCGTCTGTCGCGTCGCCAGACCCACTCACAGCGACGAGAGGGAACTGGAAATCGGTTTCCAGATCGACTTGTCCCGCCGCTACGTAGGAAAACGACACAGCACGGCCGTCCTGCCCGACGTACTGCATCGTCGCAAGGTAGTCAGCGACCGCCTGGAACAGCGCGCGCTCGGGGTCCATCGTCACCACGGTGGTGAGAACCTGCCGGTGGTTGGGCGATCGGATGAGCACTGCCCCGCCAACGTCGGGCGGGGAGCTAAAATGTCCGTTCGGCGGTGTAGTCATCGCGCTGCCTTGAGATAGGACGTTAGCACCGCCTCAACGTCCGCGGATTTTGTCACAGTGGCAATGATCGCGTACCGGCTGCTGGGGTTTGTGCCCCGCTGCCCAATCTTCTTGGCGATCACATGCGCCGCGCGCTTCGTGTAGTTCCAGTTCTTTGCGCCAAACTGGCCGGGAAACTTTCGCTTCAGCCACGCAACAATGGCAGCGCGCGGCGGTGCTTTACCCGGTCCCCGGCCGCGCTCAACGAAGTACGCGTACGGGGCCGTGTTGATCAGCGTGACTGTTTTTTTCGTCGTCGTGAACTCGAACGACTTCATGTACAGCCCAGTAGCGACAGCGTTTCTGGACTTGGTCATCGCAACCGCAGCCCGCACAAGCTGCTTGCCGATGTCAGACAGCGCGCGATCCGTGGCCTTCGCCGCCTTCGCGGCCGACAGCTTCGGGATCTTGGGGATGTCGTCCAGCTTGATGGTCTGCTTGTGAGCCATCAGCGCACCAGCTTTCCGCTTCGGTACGGGTCGTCGTTGGCGCGCAGCAGCGTGAGCGACCACTCAAGGTTCTCAGGGTTGTACGACGGCGTATCGCTCAAGGTGAACCGACGGCGGGTACCAACCCCACCGGGGCGCGGGAAAAACACCTCGTAAAAGAAGTTTGTGTCAGCAGGGATGCTGGCTCCGTTGTTGTCCATCCCGCGCAAAAAGTCTTCGCTGTAACGGGCGCTGACTTCGCTGACGATGATGCTGCCCTTCTCGATCGCACCGCCGGTCATCATCACAACCTGCACGCCGCTCAGGTCGATGATTTTGGGGGTCGGCAAGAGCACTTCGCGGCGCGTGATCTCTTCAACCCCACGTCCGCGCGCACCGCCCGTCCAGCGGGTCCAGACCAGCGCGACTTCATAGGTACGCGCGCCGATCTGCGTGGCAAAATCACGGGCCGTATCGACGGCGCAAATGAGGTTGCGCAGCGCCGTCGATGCGTTCGGATCGACGCGCGTAAATCTGCATGTGCACTCACCCGCGCATCGGCACGCCATTGGTCACCTCATCACCCGCACATGCGTTCCACCGCTCGCGAAACGCTCAGACAGCGGGTAAACCGGCACGCCGAGAAAGTCCGCGAGGCGGAAAGCCCACCTACGGTATTCGGCCTCCAGCGCGTTCGGCTGGTTCAGATTGACTTGAATCCCGCCGGTCTGCTGCACGCCAAGCGCGGACTGTGCGTTGATGAGTCTGCACTCGATGTTGTCGAGCACTTGAATCAGCTCGCGTACACGCTCTTCGCCGGTCGTGGTGAGCAACCCAAACGACTGGTCAACGAGGAAAAGCGCCTGCATGACCTTCGGAATGCCCATCTGAATCGAGGGCACCGAGTTGGTCGCCGGGTAGCCTAGATGGTACCGGACCTTTTCTTTTTCCTCGTTGGTGAGCGCCATCGATCACTCCACGCGCGTCAAGCTGACGCCCCATTCCATCGCGGCTGCGACGAATGTTTCGCCCATCTCGTTGGAGATGATGTCACCTTTTCGCAGATCGATGGTGGCCCCGCGGTAGCTGATCTTCTTGTCAGACTGCACGCAGTACCGCACCGGCTTCACAGGGGCCGCAGCAATCGGCGGCGGGTCAGCCGGGGGGCGGGCCATCTCGTCTTCGATCGGCAGCAAGTCGGGCTGCGCGTCCTTCTCACCCGCGAGCGCAGGCAGTGGGGCAGACGCGGTACCAACCGCGCCCACGTCACTCTTGGCTGCCTCAAGCGGATCAGTGACTCTTGCTTTCGCCATGATCCGTAACGGTAGCTCAAAACAAAAAGGGAAGCACGGAGCCCACAGTCTGTGTCCGTCTGTTACTGCGTTAACCCACGCAGAGGGGGAAGACGGTCATGTCTGTAGGCTCCGTGGGAGTGTGTAGCAAAAGAGCTATAGGGACTCCCGCACATGAGCTGATCCCGAGGGATCAGTCAACGCGCACTTCGACGGAACGCCAAGGCTTTGCCTACGCGGGTGCGAGGTTTGCCCCGGCTTGTGGGTACTGCGTGCGTGGAAATCCCCATCGCAACGCGATGGGGCGCGCGCAGCGAACTGTCCCAGCCCAGGTTCCACCCCAGGCACAGGGGTACGGAGATCAACGATCGCCGCACAGTTCATATCGTAGCTGTACCACCCAGCCTGATCGGCCGCAAGTACAGTGTCGTTTGCACCGCCCGTGCGTGGCACAGTCAGCAGCTAAAAAGAAGCAGTGAAGGGGGCGGGATGGTACCGCGCGGTGGGGGAGGCAGGCACCAAGTCGCCCCCTTCACTGCTATGTCGGCCGGGAGAGAGGGAGCGCCCCGGCCGAACACCTGTCACTCGCCGTGCTGAAGGATGGCGAAACGCTTGTAGCGCGCTCCGTCACCCGTCGCGGCGTCCGTGCGCACCGGCCAGTCACCGATGAAGCGCCAGGACGTGCTCACCATGTCCTGCATACGGTTCATCGGCTGACGCACGATCATCTGGATGCGGTCAGAGAACACGTCGATCCCGTTGTTCGAAACCGACGCCTCGCTGACCTTGCCAGCGATGCCGACCTCGGTGATGAGCGCCGAGTAGTCCGAGTGGTACTCGAAGATCGCGTCGCGCCCCGAGAAGAGCATCCGGTGGACCTTCACGCCCGTGGAGGCGTTGCCGTTGTTGTACAGATCGCCCGCGAAGGGATCGTCCAGCGAGAAGGTCACGCCGTCGTTGTTCGCGGTCACGACCGTCTCAGGCACCGGGCACTCGTTGTTGCGGACGAACACGCAGCCGAGCAGCTCGCCCACGGCGAACTGGCGGTACATGTAGTAGTCCGGCAGCGAGGTGTTGAGGCGCTGAAGGTCCGAGTCCTCGAACATCTTGGCGATCGACACCGGATCGCAGTGAACGTGGAAGCGGCCGTCCTCGTAGACCGGGACGTTCTGCTGCCACAGACGCGCGACCACCGAGCGGATGCCCGACAGGGTCGGCAGGTCCGAGCTGCCCACGTCGTCCACCTTGTTGCCACCGCCAGCGCGGTAGATCCAAGTGGAGTCGTTCGCCTTCACGTACGCGCGGTTCGCCACGTTCGTGACAGCCGAGCCGAGCGTCAGCACGCCGGGGCCTGTCTCGTCACCGACGTTGTCGGGCGTGTAGCCCACAACCGTGTTCGAAACCTCGGCACCGTTGTCGTACAGCTTGATCGACAGCGGGTTGGTCGCACTCACGGTGCTGAACCGCACCTTGCTCGCCCCGGCGGTCGTCGGGTTGCGGGCGCGGGTAAACCCGTTGAGGCTGCGCACGCGCAGCGAGGTGGTACCGGCCGCGCCACCGTCGGCAACCGTCCACCCGCTCTCGCCCGCATTGTACATGCGGTCGCGAACGGCGCGGTTGAGCGACTGACCAGCCTGGAGGCCAAGCTGGTGCGAGTTGCGCATGAAAAGATCAACCACCGCCACCATGCTGGTCGGCATGTGCGAGTCGATCGAGTCGCCGTACTGCTGAAGCATCGCCTCCCACTGCTCGACAGCGTAGCTCTTCGGCGTGGGGTCAACACCCGGCTGCATCGGGCGAGCGTTCGGCGGGATCAGGCCAGGGGCCGAAAAGATCATCGAGTCGCCAACGCCCGCGGGCCAGGGCTTCGGCGTCACTTCGCTGCGGAAAATCTGCTGGGGAAAGAGCGCGTCGTGAAACGCGCGCTCCAGCATACCTTCCTGCACCAGCCCGCGAACCTTCGCGTCTTGGAGAATGACCGAGAAATCCATCGTGAGTGCTCCGTAGGTTCGGCGGTTTTCGCGCCGTTGGAAGTGATGTTACAAGCCCCTGGTTCTTTTTTCCAGCAGCGCGACCTATTTTTCAGAGAGTGACGCCGTACTTGTTCTTCAAACGCGCTTTGACTTCCTCGGGAGAAGCCTTCATCGCGTTGAATTCGCCATCCGGC